AGATCCACGGGCCGTTTCCGCCCTGGTGCCGCACCTCGAAGGTGTTCGGACCTTTGCAGAACCCTGCTGCGGCGAGGGGCATCTCATTCGCCAGCTCGAATCTTTCGGCCTCAAGTGCGCATGGCATTCCGATATCAGCCTTGGAGTCGACGCAAGGACGCTCCGTTTCGCGAACATCGACGCCATCATCACTAATCCTCCGTGGAGCCGGCCAATCCTCCACGAGCTCATCGTCCATTTCCAGAAGAGCGCCCCGACATGGCTGCTCTTCGACGCGGATTGGAAGCACACAAAACAGGCCGCTCCATTCCTCCCCAAGTGCAGCCACATCGTATCTGTCGGCCGCCTGAAGTGGATGGAGAATTCCCCATCGCAAGGGAAGGACAACTGCGCCTGGTATCGTTTCGAGGCCAGTCATACCGCCGGCCCTCGCTTCATCGGCCACCCCATCCGGGAGGCTGCATAATGGTTGTCATTCGCCACGTGTCCCCAGCGGCGGACCCTGAGAGCTGGGAGAGGAGAGCGGCGACTCGTTTCCTCTCCCAGCTGCTGCGCGCTCTTGAGGGACACCTGCGCGCATTCCTGAATTCGTCCGGGCTTCTTAAAGGCGCCCGGGGCCTTTTGTCCGCGCACTCGCTGCTCAAGCTTCGCCAAAAGTCTAGCGGCGTCTGCGCTCCAGTCTTCCAAAGTCCTTCTCCATTCGCCGCAAGCCGCGGCCTAGTTGCTGTCTCTGACGGACACAGTGATAGCAAAGGGAAACAACCATGTCCGACGCGAGAGGTGTCAAAAACGACACCACAGGTGGCGAGGAAGTCATGCGTGCGCTAGCCGATACTCAAGGAATGACTGTGCCCGAACGTGCCGAATTCTGGCTTCACGGGTTGGCCTGGTGTAAACATAAGGGCCGCCACGACACGTGGTCAGCGGCCCGCGACCGGGCTGCTCAAGATGCCGGCGTTCCGCTTTCCATAGCAAAGCGAATTTGGCAGCGCTGGCACGGCATGAGCGACGTTGGAGGGGAAGCCCTCCTTCGCCTGATGCTCGCTTACGAAAAAGTGTGCGAGCGAAATGAGGCCGCTGCCGAGGCATATCGCCAGGAGCGTCTGAAGCTAAAGGCCAAGAACAATGCGGTGGATAATAAGCCTGCTCCGGCGGGCGTGGGAATGGGCGCGTCTGAAATGGGCGCGATGGCGGAAAGGGAAGACAGATGATCGGCAGGAATGAGGTGCATCTGAACATGCAGACTGTCTGCCAGCTGCTTCAGGAGTGGGTTCAATCTGAACTCGGGTTTACTCATATCAAGGTAGTTGACGTGCGCTTTGAGGGGGCGACTTCAGAAGAAGAGAGGTTAATCGCCATCATAGAGGGTGAGGCTTCTGGATTCCGAAGCATGACAGAATATTCGTAAACCCTCACCACCTCGTGCGCCCCAGAACAATCAGAAAACTGAACTCTCTCGCACGAGATCAACACTTCACCATTTCCCAACATGGGCGGGGAACAACATGGACTATCTCGGAAGAGAGCTGCCGCTTACGGCAGACGAGCACCGCAGGCTCGAAGAGCGCATGGCGAGCGGCGATGAGTTCACGCTAGATGAACTAGCCGCTGCTGGCCTGGATCGCCTCGGAGCCGCCGACAGAACCATCCATAATTGGCGCCGCAAGGGCTGGATTGAATTCCGGCGTGAAGGCCGCTCAACCCTATGGTCTTTGACGGAGAAAGGCCTTGTGGAAACGGTACATCTTCGCCTCGAAGAGGAGGCGGCGCAACATGCTGCGTAAATTCCTCGGGCATGCTGCGGCCTATGCCAGTGTCAGCTTCCTCGTTCTGCTCATGGGAGCCTTCGCGCACGTTATGGCCGCCTTGGCCCTAGGCGGGACGATCACCCACGTTCAGGGTGGATTAGTCCTCGCCGTTGTGGCGCTCATTCTGGGTCTGATCGGCGCGTCCTTCCATACCCACGGGGAGGGGACGTGATGCCGACATTCCGCAAGAAGCCAGCAGTAGTTGAGGCCGTCCAGTTCACCAGAGACAACATGAACCGGGTCTTCAACCAACTCACGGGAGCGTTTGCGGCCGATGTCGAGGATGGCCGTCCGATCTTGAAGGTCCAGACGATCCACGGAGAGACGGCAGTCGTGCGTCTCGGGGATTGGATCGTCAGTGAACCGGAACTCGGGAAATACTACCCGGTCAAGCCGGACATCTTCGAACAAACCTACGAACCGGCTGAGTAATCACAACAACAACAGTTCCGGGCGTCCCGGATAAGGACGCACACCCCAGAATGGGCGGGGGAACAAACATGCAACACAGTCAAGAAGGCCGCAGGCTGTTCCTGCGGGTGGTCTTCGCGGCAATCATCTACTGGGGTGTCGTTCTCCCGGCCTTCTGGTGGGCGGTGCTGGCATGACCAGAACCCAATTCCTCGGCGGCAAGGTGACGCTCTACGGCGGCGATTGCCGCGACGTTCTGCACAGCCTGCCCGATTGCAGCGTCGACTCCTGCGTGACAGATCCGCCCTATGGCCTCGGCTTCATGGGGCGCGCGTGGGACGCCAAGGACGGCGCAGCCTTCGCCATGGATCTCTGGGCCGAGGTCTTGCGCGTCCTGAAGCCTGGCGGCCACGTGGTGGCCTTCTCCGGCACGCGCACATATCACCGCATGGCCTGCGCGATCGAAGACGCCGGTTTTGACATTCGCGACCAGCTCGCATGGGCCTACGGCTCTGGTTTTCCCAAGTCGCACGACGTGAGCAAGGCGATTGATAAGGGGGCTGGTGCGCAACGCGAGGTGGTCGGGTATCGGGCTTCAGAAGGTTCAGGCGTTGCCGGTCGCGCTCCACGCGATAGCAGCGGATCGCATATCTGGTCTGGGCAACTGCGATCCAAGGCTGCAGCCACCGAAGCAGCCCGGCAATGGGAGGGCTGGGGCACTGCGCTGAAGCCTTCATTCGAGCCGATCTGTCTCGCGCGAAAACCCTTCCGGGGCACGGTGGCCGAGAATGTCCTGCAGCACGGCACCGGCGCGCTCAATATCGATGGCTGTCGGATTGAGGGCGAGCCATGGCAAGCGCACCGCGCGACAGGGTTGGCGGCGAAGAAGTTCTTTTCCGACGGAGTTGCCGCCGAGATCGACAAGGCGCCTCATAGCGGCGGCCGCTGGCCTGCCAATCTCTGCCACGACGGCAGCGACGAGGTGATCGCGTGCTTTCCGGAGACGGCGCCGGCAAGGTCCGGCAAGCCAAGGGCGGGCAAGAACGGCGACGGCTGGGGTATGACTGCCACCGGAGCGGAATATGACGACAACGGCGGCTCCGCTGCCCGGTTCTTCTACACGGCCAAGGCCGACGCATCCGACAGGATCGGCACCAAGCACCCGACCGTGAAGCCCGTCGACCTCATGCAATGGCTTGTGCGGCTCACCACGCCCAAGGGCGGCACCTGCCTCGACCCGTTTGCCGGTACCGGTACCACCGGCGAGGCCGCCTGGCGCGAGGGCATGCGGTGCATCCTCGTCGAGCGCGAGGAAGAATATTTGGCCGATATCGCCCGGCGCATGGATCTGGCCGAGAAGCCGACCAAGCGCGCGGCCGTTGCAAAGACCAAGGGCCAGTTGCGCGGTGCTGAGGGAACGCCGCTGTTTGGCGGGGAGGTCTCTCCATGACCCTCCCCAAGCAAGAAGCCACGCCTGGGGATAACAGACGTGGCCTCTCGACGCCAAATACAAACGCAGATGCAAGAACCTTCTCCACGGCATCCTCAGGGGAGGGGGGCAAAGAAGCCGTGGGCTGCGATGCATGGACCAAACCATCAGCAGGGGAAGATGTTCCCGCGGCTCAGCCGAAATTGCGAGTGCTCGATCTGTTTTCCGGGATCGGCGGTTTTTCGCTGGGGCTCGACCGCGCGGGCGGATTCGAGACCGTCTCCTTTTGCGAGATGAAGCCTCACGCGCAGGCGGTCCTAGCCGAGCACTGGCCCGGCATCCCGTGCCACGACGACGTGACCACCTACGATTTCAAGGAAGGCGAAGCCGATGTCATTACGGCAGGGTTCCCATGCCAGGATATCTCATTCGCCGGAGCAGGTGCCGGCTTGTCCGGAGCCCGTTCGGGACTCTACCGGGAGGTCATACGAGCCATTCGCGTGGTTCGACCCCTCTACGCCGTGCTGGAGAACGTGGCAGCGCTGCTTGGTCGAGGGCTGGGAACGGTACTCGGAGACCTGGCCTCGGTCGGGTATGACTCGGAATGGCATTGCATTCCGGCGAGCGCCGTTGGTGCCCCTCACAGAAGAGACAGGATATGGATTGTTGCCCACCCCAGAGGCGAGCAACACGAAGGCGGTCGCGCTCCGCTCAGCGGGTCGCTCGCCGCGCAACTTTCTCGCGCCAATTCCGACGCCCCGGGCGAACGATGCTCAGAAGAGGGGGGACTTCGATACGACGAACCCAAGGAACGGGCTTCCTGCATTTGCCAAGAGGTGGCCGACGCCGACCTCCTCAATGTTCAAGGGGTCGTCCCCAGCCTCTCTGACCCGGAGGAATGGGAAAGACAGGAGTGGGGACAGGCTGGATCACGCGGTGATGGCAACAGATGGTGGTCAGTTGAACCCGATGTGGGTCGAGTGGCTCATGGGGTTCCCAATAGGGTGGACAGACTTGAAGAATTGGGAAACGCGGTCGTCCCGCAGGTCCCGGAAATCATAGGCCGCGCCATCCTCGAAAGCAGGAGGACTGCCTGATGGCCCGCTGGAAACTCGACAGGCGTCCCTTCGACTGGCTGCGCCGGATGTGGCACGGCAGCTACGTCAAAGACAAGCATTCAACCCAGTGTCCAACCTGTCGCGGCAGCGATCGTTCCAGGATCCTCTGTGAGGTGCCGGGATACGTCACGTGGGAATGCGCGCGCTGCGGAGGGGCCTATCTGTCATGACCTTACTCCTCCAGAATATCACCCTCCCGCGCAGCCGCGACAAACGCTTTCCTGACAGCCTCAGCATCGCCTCTTTCCATGATGGCATCCAGGCAGGCTTTGCAGGCTGCTCGATGGGCTTTGCCCTGTTCGGCATGCTTGGGCCACTCCCGCGTCAAAATTTGAGCCGCCTTAGCCGGATCACCGACGACCCAACGGGTAGCCCCGTTCTTCCCGGCAAATACGACGACAGGTTCTTTCCACGATTGGATGGCCATAGCGCGATTCAATGCGCGACGGGGAGGGCGGTTGCATGAAACACACACGCTCCTCCGCTGAGACCGAGATCCGGGAAGCAGTCGTGACCCGCTTCCGTGAGCTGTGGCCTGATGCCCGTATCATTCACGAGATGAACGTCGAGCACGGTTCCTCCCGCGCTGATGTCGTCGCGGTGCAGCCGGAACGTCTCTGGATTTGCGAGATCAAGAGCGAGCGCGACAAGCTCGACCGGCTCGCAGGGCAGATCAAGGATTTCGGGCCTTGCTGCCATGGGATGATTATTGCAGCCCACGAGAAGTGGACTGCCGAGGGACCAAGGCGCGAAATCCATCGGCCGGCGACAAAGACTCTGCCGGCATACATCTCCTATCAAACCGAGCCCAGTCTGCTTAGTCGCGCCACCGAAGATTGCCGTCGCGTCAATGTCTGGAGCTATCCCGAGCCGCCCTCCGAATATCGGCGGGAGTGGTCGATCCTTCGCCAGCACGTGCCCTGGTATCACCGGATGCTGATGCTGCTTTGGAGTGACGAGCTACGGGAGACCGCGGCCCAGCACAGGATTCCATTCGACCGACGATCGCCAGCTTACAAGCTTGCTCCTGAAATGTCGCGCCTCATGACGGGCCGAGAGATCGAACGCGCCGTGTGTAGGGTGCTTCGCAGGCGCTCCTTTGCTGAGGCCGATGCGCCTCTGGTCGAGGAGGCCGCGGCATGACCATCACAGTCGAAGTCCCATGGCCGCCCAGAGACTGCCATCCGAATGCTCGCGTTCATTGGTCCAAGAGAGCGCGCGCCACGAAGATCGCCCGCACCGATGCTGCCTGGTGGGCACAAGCTGCCGGCGCCAAGGCATTGCGAAAGGCAAAGGCGCTGAACGTCTGCCTGACATTCTTCCCGCCCGACAATCGGCGCAGGGATGTCGACGGGATGCTCTCGAATTCTAAGCCGCTGATCGATGGCATCGCGGATGTCGTTGGCGTCGATGACAGCCTCTGGACCATCTCAATGAAGCGGGGCGAGCCACGGGAATTTGGAGCCGTCCGCTTCGATATCGAGGAGGCGCAACTGTGACAGCTAAATACGATTCCAACTGGATAGATCAGAAGCGGCGCAACCGGATGAATTCCATCGATGCGATGGAGGAGGAGCTGCGCGTTCTCGTCCATGAATACGGATACACGATTGTCCGCGCCTGCCTTGATCTGGGTGTGAGGAAGCCGAAACAAATTCGGCACCTCGTTGAGACGGTCCTGGATGAGTTCAGCCCGACGCGCGGCAGCTATTCCAAGCAAGGCGTTCGCACTGAGGTGCAGCCATGACCCGCATCCCCCACGATCAGATGGCCTTCGAACTGGCCAAGATGGTCCACTCCAAGCGGGTCTGGCTATCCGATCACGGGGCCAAGTACCCGGCACACGAAGTGGAAATCAAGAAGCAGCAGCTGACCGTGCTGGAGCAAGCGCGGGCTGATTACGAACGCTCGGCAAAGAGGAGCGCAGAAGCATGAAAATGGTTGAGAAGGTCGCGAGAGCCTGCTGCGCGGCGGGGAACCACGAGTGGCCAACCACAGACGGGTACAACGATCGGGCGGAGAAGCGAGCATGGTTCAGTATCGCCCGCGCAGCCATTGAGGCGATGCGAGAGCCAACGGATGCAATGTACGAGGGGTTCGGCGCGGACATCGATCCCGAGGTGTTCCCCGGATATTGGGCACGGGCCATCGACGCCGCCCTGAATGAGGAGGCGTCAGGATGAGCAAGATCCTAACTCCAGATCCCGAAGGATTCGATGACCTGTGGCAGCTCTGGAGAGAGCATGCCCGCAAATCGGACGGTAGGGGCAAGGCGCGTCCAACCTACATCAGGTGGATGTTGGCCGGTGCCGATCCGGCAGACATTCTCGACGGTGCCAGGTGGCATCTCCGCTCAATGAAGCCGGAGGAGCGCCCATACATCCAGCTCCTCTCTGTCTATCTCAACGGCGAGCGTTGGGCTGACGATTGCGAGAAAGAACGCGCCTACCAGCAGCGCCTTCAAGAGCACCAGCAAAAGCAAACCCAACCCACCAACGTGGTGCAGATCGCCCCGCGGCCAACCAAGCACGAGCTGTCGCCAGAAGAGCGCCAGCAGAGAGAGCGCAGGGCTGCCGAGATACTGGCCAGAGCCGGTTTTGCAGCAAGTGACGAGTTCAAGAATTCGGAGTCAGCATGATGGTGGATATCGAGGAAGCACGGCTCAAGTGCCTTGAGCTTGCTGTAAAAATGGGGGTGTCCAACCCTATCGAAAAGGCGCGGGAGTTCCTGGAATTTGTTCGCTCGGAAGATGAACCTGCAGTTTCAGGAACGAAGCCCCTTCTGTCTTTGAGCGATGCTCAAGAGATGTTGGGCATAAAGCAGTCGTTCCTGTTTGAGTTGCTGAGGAGCAATAGGCTAAGGCGCGTTAAGGTGGGTCGTCGCTCTTTTGTCCGTCGAGATGAGGTTCTGAATCTCATGGAGAAGGGCACGAGCTCTCCAAAGCGTTCGCGGCTTGTTGTGCTGTCGGATGCTAACGGATCAAACGATCCCGAAAGGTACATGCGGGAATCCGCAACACGTCACGGTATCGACGTTGACCTGCTTAAATCCCACAGGAAATCCCGATGCATAGTGGAGCGCCGCGACAGGGTTGTGGTCGATGTGGCGAACCGGTTCCCCGATCTTAGCCTTCCCAAGCTTGGCCGTCTCCTCAATCGAGACCACACATCCGTGCTGGCCTGTCTGGTTCGCAATGGAGCCGTTCGCGGGGACGCGTCAAAAGTGATTACGGAGTCAGTTTGATGAGTGAGCTGGTAATAGAGCGCCCCACAAGTGCGCAGGCGCAGTTCCATGCGCGGTACAAGGAATCCATGGCGCGCATTCGAGCGGCGGCGAAGGTGCCTCTGGAGCCCCGCGTGAACCTGGCTCTACCTGCTCGGAAGCCGGAGGTGGAGGAAAAGCTGGAAACCGCCTTCTCGGCACTCGAATTTGTGCAAACACTTCCGACCACGAGACCGTGTGATCTGGAGCGCCGGGCCTCCATACTCCGCACCAAGGTCCGCATGGAGAGGGAGGAACAGAAGCTCCGGCAGATCGAGGAACTGAAGAGCCAGATCAGGTTCAGCTTCGGAATGCAGCACTCCAAGTTCGACCGGATCGCGCGTCGAATCTGCACCGCTCTTCGGATTACCAAGCACGATTTGATGTCTATGAGGCGGTCTCGCGAATTGGTCTTTGCCCGGCAGGCAATCGTATATTGGGCTTGCCGGCGCACCACCCTTAGCCTCCCGCAGATAGGCAAAAGGCTCGACCGAGACCATACGACAATTCTGCATGGGAAGCGTGCGTACCCAGTAAAGCGTCAGAAAATGGGGCGGTATTTGAGGCCCATACTTTAGACCAACGGCGGCGGCGGGGACACATGACAAAGGCAAAGAACGGCGAGGAATTCGGAAAGCCATGGATTAACCCAGATGCTCTTAAGATACGCAAGAAGCGGCCCGAGGCCAAGCTGATCTATGATTCGTCTCCTGAGTCAGAGGCGGATCGCCGCAGATCGTCCATCGAATCCATCTGCGGGTGGCGAGGCGCGGGCAGTCGCAAGCGCTGGCGGGAAGGCGCGAAGGCTTTCGGTGCGGTTGATTGCGTCTACTTCATTCGAATGGCTGGAACAGATGCCTACAAGATCGGCCTGACGCATCACGCGCGGCAGAGGTTGAGCGCGATCGGCGCAGGCGTTCCAGTGCCGGTTACGCTCGAAGGCTGGGTGAGTTTCTTCGATAACCGAGTGCTTGGGGAAGCAGAGAGCCGGGCACATGAGATCGCAGACTTCTATGGTGAGCGCCTGAAGGGGGAATGGTTCAACCTTCGGGAGCACCACGTCATCAAGATCATCGATGCTCTCACCGACGGCATGGAGGATGACGTGATGGGCGTCTCCTACACGGGAGATCTGTCATGAAGTCGTTCAGTGATCCTGGGGTGAGGTGGTACGTCGTCCGCACGAACATCAAATGCGAGGAGAAGGCTGCGGCGAATCTAGGACTTGCCGGCTATCACGTCTATCTGCCGCGCTACAAGGTGGAGAAGTTCAACAAGCGGCACAACACCTATCGCGTCTACGAGTGCAACCTGATGCCTCGCTACCTTTTCGTCGGCATTTCCAACGGCGATTTTCGAACAGCTCGCACCTGCGAGGGGGTCGAGTACATCGTCAGCGATGAAGGCTGGCGCGGCGTCCCACTTCGCGTGGCCGGCAAGGATATCCAGGCGATCTATCTGGCTGAAGTAGATTTTCAGTTTGATGATACCCGCAAGGCTCGCGAGTACAGGGGGCACACCTTCGAACTGGCTTATCCGGTTGGGGCTCACGTGGTTGTGAAGCTCCAGAAAATCTTGAATGGCCTGGAGGTGGGCGGCCGCATTCGAGAGACCAACGGCAAAAATAAAATTGTTGTGGATTTGGGCACGCTTGGGAAGATAACCGCTCTTCCACAGGATGTGACGGTTGTTGAGGGTTGACACGGGAGCGATGATCGTCTATATAGAAAATCTATAGACGATTTGGCTGCCGGGCGGACCTTAGCAACAGGGAACACTCGCCGGGCCAATGGGGCGAACATCGTCGCGCCCCGATGGATTTTTATTGCCCGCGATCTGCGGGTTCTGTGATTCGTAGGTCGGCTCCGGCCTCTGGTGGATCGCCTTCGGGAAACAGGATCGCCAAGCCAGCGCGTGTTAACACGGTGCATTCGGTGGAGTGGCCACGAAGCCGAATGTGGAGCCATCCAATTCCGCGAAAGCGGCAACAGTTGCGAGTCGGCCAGTCACGCTAAGCCTCGTCAGAGGGCATGCCGGTACCCATGCTGCCCCTGCCGTCTCGCTTCAAACCCGTAAGGGTAGCGCCAGAGGCCGTATCGGGGTTTGTCACCCGGTGCGGCCTCAATTTCATTCACAGTTTGCCCGCCCTCACCGATCCTCTACAGAAGATATCTGGCTCGATAGCGTGTGGTAGGAGGCGGGCAATCCCATCGACAGAGGGCAGAACGGGCTTCTGCCGCACTGCGCAGCCCCATCGGCGGCAGTTAGTAAGCGCCCCTGGGCGTTGAAGAGATGCGGGAAGTTGCCGCCCCGCCTGTCGTATCAAATCAGGACATCACTGTCCGAACGGTATCCGGCATCGTGCCTGGATAGGCGGCTGCGGCCGTCGCTTTCACCATGAGAAGGAAAACCGAAATGAACAAGCTAGCCAAGCTTGAGTATCGCGTGCGCCCAGTCACCAGGTACAGCATCACGCGCTACACGCAATACGACGACGGCGCGCAAGGCGTAGAGACGAGAGGCGAGTTCGACAACGCGGATCAAGCGTGGGAAACGGCGTATGCTCTCTGCAAACTGGAGCACGAGCAGCACACGGACTTTCCGATAGGCGACCCTCGGGTGCAGTACCCGCGCCATCCAAATGGTGGTGAGGCGGCTGAGGTTGCCTAGCAGATAGACCAATCAGGACGGGCGTCATTCGCGGGAATGGCGAAATGGGAGTCCGGCGTGTCCCGCGCACCCGGCGCTGGAAACAGAGAAACGGCGTAATAGGCCCGCTCCCGTCCTGATTACTTATCCTCCATCACGTTCTCACTCCGATCAAACACTGATCTCGGTACTGTAGACGGGACATCTTCAATCAGGACGCGATAGGTGACTGTTGCGTCCCTTTCTTTCTCGTCATCGATTCTGGTGATCTTTGCTCTGAGCAGGATCGTATCGCCCACTTTGTATTTCGCCATGTCTGAGCCTCCATGCCTTGAATCAAGCGCGGGGATGGACGGCGTCAAGGGGATTCCATGGGTGAAGTCATCTCCCTCTCGCAGGAAATCATCAGAGACGGCGTCCGGCTTGAGGCTGAGGCTGTCCTGAAGGGCGCGCTTGAGGACAATCTCTCCAGCGTGACCGTGGTTGGCATCGATGCCGATGGCGGCTTCCACGTCTATTCCACGGAAGGCTCTGCGGAGACCTACCTGCTTCTGGGCCGAGCTAAGGCCAAATTCATCGAAAGCTGCGGAGACTGAGCATGGCCAAGAATTGGATCAAGGGCGCTATTCAGAAGCCCGGAAGTTTGAGAGCCACCGCCAAGCGTGAAGGCCTCATCAAGGGCAATCAAAAGCTCTCCTCCACAGATCTGAATAAGCTCGCCAACTCCAAGAACCCGACCACACGCAAGCGCGCTGATCTGGCCAAGACATTCAAGAAAATGGGCCGCGGCAAGTAGCTCGATAACGGGAGACGCCGATGTCTGTTCTGCGCCCGGTCTTGAGGCCGGTATTGCGGCCGGTCCTGCGCGGTTCGACGCAGCAGCCCGGCGAGATAGGCGACTTCCTCCTCCTCCAGGATGGTTCCTTCCTGCTCATGCAGGATGACGACCCCATCGAACTCCAGGACGGCAAGCCCGTCTCCCCATAGGAGCGTACCTGAATGAGCAAAAAGCTTACAGCGCTCCCCACCGGTAATGCGGAGGGGGCGGTTCTCTATGGCGTTCAGGGAACGGAAGACATCCAGATCGCGGCTGGTGCTGCCAATGGCCTAGCCACGCTCGACGGCTCCGGCAAGATCAACAGCAATCAAGTCCCGCCGATGCCTCGCGATCTCGGGGGCGAGGTTGCCACTGAAGCGGAGATGCTGGCGCTTGTTGTCAATGCGCCGGGCGAGTGCATTCGCACCGACTTCACGCCGCCGCATGTGTTCTATCTCGCCGCCGAACCAGCGACAACGCTCTCCAACTGGCATGACCTTGGTCCGCTCTCGGCTGGCTCAGCCAATCCGACCGGGAAGGTTGGGCCGTCTGCGGTCAACGGCGTTGCTTCGACCTTTATGCGTTCTGATGCGGCACCTGCGCTCAACACGGCGGTGACCTACACCTGGGGCGCGCTCCACACGTTCTCCGCGGGGGCTCTTATCTCCGGCGGCAACCTCTATTTCGGCGCGACGACAGGCACCACAACCCCGATGCTGAAAGCGTCCGGGGATCAGTTCTACGCCGAGGTCGCAGACGGTAGCCGCCTGACGGCTTTCAATGGCCAGGCGTTCCTGCAGGGGTTCCTCATGCCGCGCTCCGGGGGCATCTCTTCCCCGGAATACACGTCGTTCGACCACGACAAAGCGGGCATGACGTTCACCAGCGACACGTCGTGGAGCTTGGTGCTTAACGAGATCGAGAGCCTTCGGGTCGACACCACGAACTCCAACGACAAGCTGCTCGTGCTCCCCACGGACATGAAGATCATGTGGGGCACGGCGGGCATGGGCGCCCCGTACACCTTCGGGTTCATGCCGGGGCCCGACAACGGCCTCCTGTTCATGGGCGACCACCTCTTCGCCATGAAGTTCATGACCTCCGGCGAGGGCGGCGACAGCGGCTACACCTTCGAGAGCGGGCCGGCGCTTATCTCGGACGGTGACGGCGTCATTCGGCTCCTCAACAGCGCCCGGACGGATTTCAACCGGCTCCAATTCGGCGGCCATACGAACGCCTTCCCGGCCCTCAAGCGCAACGGCGCCAGCCTAGAAGCCAGACTGGCCGATGACAGCAACCCCACGACGCTCATTGTTGCGACGCCAACGGCCGCGAGCCATGCCGCGTCGAAGGGGTATGTCGACACTGGCTTCCGCTCGATCGCCGCAGGCAACAACCTCGTCTACACGACCAGCGCGACCGGGACTCAGATCACAGTTCCTTACGTCTCCAATGCCGCGACGGGCAACACCATTGTTGAACGTGACGCGAGTGGCTGCGTCGTTGTCAATGTTCCGACCGCAGAACTCCACGCGGTCAACAAGGGCTATTCCGACGCCCGCACTCTCAGCCAGGCAGCCAAGACTGCCGTTCTGGCTCTCACGACAATCGCCACTGCGGACGCGACGGATCCAGCGTCGACCATGGCCCTCGTCAATGCGTGCAAGGCGAAGATCAACAGCATCATCGACGCCCTGAAGGCGAGCTGAAGCTTCCAAGCTTAGAGGTCATCATGAACGTTGTAACGGGCACATTCGCTGCTCCCGGGCAGTCAGAGCCTCTTGTTGGGCGCCAGGTGGATATTGCTCTCCGGTTCACAGGAGCGGGCTCGGTTGACGTTGAGCGTCAGATGCCCTCCGGCGAGTGGATCAAGATCGATAGCGCCATCACCGAGGACTACAACGAGGTTGCCGACATTCCGGCTCCTGCCGCGATCCGCCTCAATTGCACGGCTGGGACTGGCATAGAATACATCCTGCAGACAAACCGGGATGGGTCGTAACAATGACCACCAACCTTTACGGTCAGTCGCCGCAGAGCTGGGTTGATCACGTCTTCCAGAACAAGCTCGGCCGCGCTCCCGATGCGCAGGGCCAGCAGTATTACGGAGACCAGCTTCAGAGCGGTGGTCTCACGCCTGCGGACATGATGCGGCAGGTCGCTGCTTCACCTGAAGGCACGATCTACAACAACTATCAGCAGTTCACCGGCAGGGCGCCTGACACAGAAGGCTGGGCTTATTGGGGTCAGGTGCTCGATGAGCAGGGACCGCAGGCTCTTCGCCAGCAGATGATGGCTACGCCTGAGAGCCAGGATTACCTCCTCGGGGATGGCTTCCGCGATTGGGCCAGAGCATCAACGAACGGCATCAATCAGGCATCGCCGTTTGTCTTCAGCGACTACGCGGCTCTGAACACGGGCAATCCGCAAGCCAACATGAACCTGCTCTATCCGCCGCAGAGCCAGAGCAACCAGATGGTTCAAGGCATCCTGGATGGTCTCGTCGGCACCTTCACTCCGAAGAAGGAGGAAGAGGATGGCGAGAAGGACAAGATGACCCAGATGCGGGAGATCATGTCCGGCAAGAAGTCGCAGACCAAGATCGGCGGTCAGTAAATGAGCACGCTCCTAAAGCTCGAAACCCTCTCTTTGACGCCGGCGGGCAACTACTGTTCGCCCAAGCGCCAAACCATCGTTTTGAATACGGCGTGGATTGTGAAGCTCCGAGAAGTCCAAACAAGCGATCACCTGCATTCGGAAATCAAGACGCAGATCACGGATCACAATGGCAACAAGCATTTCCTCGCGGAGACGATTGACGAAGCCCTCACGAAAATCAACGGGGCCCAGTAGAGCATATGTCTCGTCCCTGCGAATTCAAACAGGAGATCGCTGACCACATCTGTTCTGAGATAGCCTCTGGTCGTTCCCTCCGCGCCATCTGTCGTGAAGACAAGGGAATGCCAGCCCAGAGCACGATCTATTTATGGCTCGCTCGCATGGATGCTTTTTCGGAGCAATACGCCCGCGCGATGGAATTGCGGACGAATGCTCTCGCTGACGATATCCTCGAAATTGCCGATGGCGAAAACGAGGAAGACGTTCAGCGCGCCAGGCTCCGCGTTGATGCCCGCAAGTGGCTCATGAGCAAACTGGCTCCGAAGAAATATGGCGACAGGATAATGAACGAGCACTCCGGCTCCATCGGTGTTCGCCACGAGGATGCCATTGGCGAGCTTGAGTGATCGTGAGAAGGCCGTTCGCCAGCGGCTGAAGGACGATCTATCCCACTACTCAGAAAAGGTGCTCAAGATCAGGACCAAGAATGGCGAGATCGTGCCGTTCGGGTTCAACAAGGCGCAGCAATACATTCACGGCCAGCTGGAGGAGCAAAGGCAGCGGACCGGGATGGTTCGGGCGCTAATCCTTAAAGGCCGGCAACAGGGATGTTCGACTTATGTCGGTGCCCGGTTCTATCATCAGACGACACACCGGCGCGGTTGCCGCACATTCATCCTCACGCATGAGGACGCGGCGACCCAGAACCTGTTCGAGATGGTCAACCGCTATCATGAGCATTGCCATCACCTGGTAAAGCCATCAACCGGCGCTGCGAACGCAAAGGAGCTTTTCTTCGACCGGCTCGATTCCGGCTACAAGGTCGGCACTGCTGGGACAAAGGGCGTAGGGCGATCGGCAACGATCCAGCTTTTTCACGGCTCGGAAGTTGCGTTCTGGCCGAATGCCGATGCTCATGCAGCAGGTGTGCTTCAGGCGGTTCCCGGAATGCCGGGGACAGAGGTCATTCTGGAATCCACTGCGAATGGTGTGGGGAACTTCTTCCACCAGCGCTGGCGGGAAGCAGAGCGCGGGGACAGCACGTTCCAGGCGATCTTCGTTCCATGGTTCTGGCAGGAGGAATACCGGCTTCCCACGCCTCCGGGCTTTGAGCTCCTCGATGAGGAGATTGAATACGGCGAGGCTTACGGGCTCGATCTGGAGCAGCTTGCCTGGCGTCGTGAGAAAATCAAGGAACTTCGCGATCCCTCGCTGTTCAAGCAGGAATATCCTGCCACTGCGGCAGAAGCATTCCAGCTCTCAGGGCATGACAGCTACATTCCTCCCGAGCTGATCCTGAAGGCTCGCAAGGCCACGCATGAGGCAAGCGGGCCGCTGGTGGTTGGATATGATCCGGCCTGGACTGGTGGTGACCGTCACGCGATGGTCTGGCGCCGCGGACGGAAGATCATCAAGGTTGAGGTCAAGACCGGCATTGACACGATGCAGGGCGCTGGCTGGTGCCGGGAGATACTGGACAAGGATAAGCCTGAACGGCTGTTTGTTGACGTTGGCGGGGTCGGGGCAGGCGTCTACGACCGTCTCAAGGAGATGGGCTATCATCGGAAGGTGAGGGCGGTGAACTTTGGTTCATCCCCGACTGAACCGAAAAGCAGTGGTGGCCCGGCAAATCGCAGAGCAGAAATGTGGATGCGCTCGCGCGAATGGCTGGAAGATCCGGCGGGTGCGGACATTCCGGATTTCGATGAGATCCAGGCTGACGCCTGCGGTCCCACCTACAAGTACGACAGTTTGTCCCGTCTGCTCCTTGAGAGCAAGCAGGATTTGCGGCGCAGAGGCGTTCCAAGCCCTGATATCTGGGATGCGGTTGTGCTGACCTTCGCGGAATACATCCGGTCGGAAGCGGAAGACAAGTACGAGAAAGATGCCTACCGCCGTGCTGAGAAAGCGGCGCGGTCTCGGACATCGAAATCATGGATGGCAGCATGAGGTTACATCAATGAACGACGAACTGCAGACAATCATCGAAGCCAATGATAAGGCGGCGCTGGACAACTTCGCCGAGGTACGCGGTATCAAGCTCGACCGGCGCAAGACCTTCGACAAGATGCTCGCAACTCTTCAGCAGGAACTGGCAAAGGACGCCATTCCGGATGAGGAAAAGCCGCAGAACTCCGAGCCGGCACCGGTGGAGGAAAACCTTCAGCATACCGAGCCGGTGGTGTACCCGCCCATCGTGGCGGCTGAATCTGTTGCTCACCTGAACGAGTCCCTGACCGAGGGGACGCTCGGCGTGGTGATTGCAGACCTGCAAACAGCCGCTGTAGAGACCGTAGATCAGGTGGCGGAACTTGAGGTTGCTGAGGCGCCCGCTGAGGTGCAAGCACCAGAGATCATTCCGGTAGAAGATCCGGTAGAAGTTCCGGCAGCAGAACCCACACCCCTTCCCGAGCCTGAACCCGAACTCAACACCGCTGAAATCGAGGCTCTCACCCAAACCTGGGCAGAGAGCTTCGCTCGTGATCTGATCATTGTCACGCCGACCTGTGAAGGGATGAACCTCTCGGTTCGTCTGGAAACGCGCCATGGCGTGGCCAAGGGCTTTGCTGTGGTGGAGGCATGGACGGAAGCAGGTGTTTCCGCCGCTCTTGAGCAGATCCGCCAGCAGATCGTCTGAAGGCCACAATAAATGCCGCAACTCAGCAACGAGCAAATCCGCGGCATTCTCGATCCGATATCACCACTCGGTCTGTTGGACGCTCCCGGCGCGCAGATGAGTGCATATGAGCCAAGCATTCGTGATCGCATTGGTTATCTGCTCTACGACCAGGCCATTGCTGCGGGCTTTCCTGAGATAGCCAACCGGCTGCGCAATGAAGGCACGCTGGCTGCTGATGTTCTCCCGGGCTTGGGTGAGACGATGGGCGCCGAGGACACGTCCAGAGCCCTCGAAGCTGGCAACTATGGACAGGCTGCTCTTAACGCAGGAACCACCGCATTGGGTGCAATTCCCGGTGGCGGTGATGTCGCTGCCGGTTTGGTGAAGGCCATTTTTGGAGGAGTGGGGGCGAAGACCGCAGACAGGGCCGCTCTCATGAAGGCTCAGGAGCTTGCCCAAACAGGTGCGCCTCGTGAAGATATCTGGCGCGAGACCGGATGGTTTCAGGGTCCGGACGAACGCTGGCGCTTTGAGATTGATGATAGTACGGCGCACATCAAGGGCGTCGGCTCAATGGGCGAAATCACAGGGCGCCGAGGTGGATCATTAAACGATGTGTTTTTCCATCGTGGGCTTGGTGCTGCTTATCCTGAAATAGGGGAAATCGCAGTGCGTGGTCTAGACACACCACAGGCCGGAATGAAGGGATATTACAAGCCTGGGGACATGCTTGATCCTGACATCTCCCCCGAACTGGCCATCAGCAATAGTCTCGGGGGCCAAGATCAACGCAGCACCATGCTCCATGAACTGCAACACGCGGTTCAGATGAGAGAGGGTTTTGCGCGTGGTGCCCACCCTGATGAATATGCTAGCGGCGCGATGTTTCACGAGAGGGCGCGGGGTCTTCAGGGCGAGTTAAGCAAGGCTTTGACTGGTGGCTTGACTGCCAGCCCTCGGGAAATCCTTCAGAACGTGAAGTATGCAGACCCGGCAGAGATCTCCGAAATTGCGGCAAAGCATGGCTTCCGTTCCGTGGACGAAGCTCTCGCCTTCCTGAAGCAGCAGGACGAGATGCGCACTCCAATGAGCCAGTACAAGCGCACTGCGGGCGAGGTCGAAGCACGCAATGTGCAGAGCCGCATGAACATGACCCCTGATCAGCGCCGAGCCACACCGCCATGGGAAACCATGGATGTGCCACTCGAACAGCAGATCGTCAGAACCAAGTAGCGATCGGGCCTAGTCCCAATCCCGAACAGCGGCCGCCTTGTGCGGCCTTTTTCATGAGCAGTAGCTGATGGCCGAACCAACCAATCCAGATGCTGAGACGCCGACAAGGCTCCTCGATGACGAGGGTCTATTCGCGCGCCTCAAGGACTGGTTCACGGATGACTATGAGCACCATTGCGAATGGCTCAACGGCGTTGAGGAGAACGACGACACGCGCATAGAGGGCGGGGCAAAGGAAGATTACGAGTTCGTCTCCGGTCATCAGTGGGATGCCGAAACCCTGACTGTCATGCGCGACCAGAACAGGCCAACGCCTGTCTTCAACCTGGTGGAATCCAGAATTGATGCTGTCACCGGCTTCGAGGTCTCCAATCGGCAGGAAACACGCTATCTCCAGCGCAAGTTGGGTGGTACCGGCGTCAATGAGGTTCTCTCCGCCGCAGTCAAGTGGTTCCGCGACCAGACCGATGCTGAGGACGAGGAATCCGACGCCTTCCGCGATGCAGTGATCTGCGGCAAGGGCTGGACCGAAACCCGCATTGACTATGAGACAAACCCGGATGGCGATCCGCGCATTGAACGCATCGATCCGTTCGAGATATTCCCGAACAGGTATTCGCAGAAGCCCAATTTCGCCGATGCCAATCGGGTCTGGCGCATCCGCAAGATGTCCTTTGACGAAGCCACTGCGATGTTCCCGGATGCAGATCCGGAGATGCTGTCGGCCGGCTGGGCTCTGTCGGATCAGTCAGAGCCCTATCACCAGAACCCGCTCGATGACTACACGTTCGAGCACAGCACGAATGGCAACGTTCCCGACTGCACGATCATTGAATGCCAGTGGTGGGAGCGGGAGCCTTACGTTCGATATGTGGACGGCAATTCGGGCGAGGTCATTGAGGTAACGCTGGACGAGTTTTCCACGTTGATGGATCGCTTGCAGGCCATACCGCCTGAGCAGCTCATGATGATGGGCGTCATGCCTCCCAAGCAGATGGTGACGCAGTATCGACGTGTGTATCGCCGGGCATTCGTCGGCGCTTCCCTGCTCGATGTGAAGCCGGTCCCGGTTGAGGGTAATTTCACCTACAAGGCCATCACCGGCAAGCGGGATCAGACCAGAGGCCATTTCTACGGCCTTGTCAGGGTGATGAAGGACCCGCAGCGCTGGACGAACAAGCTGTTCAGCCAGATCATGCACATCCTCAACACGAATGCCAAGGGCGGCCTGATTGCCGAGCGTGGTGCATTCGAGGATGACCGGCAGGCCATGGAGGACTGGGCCAAGGCGGATTCGATTGTCTGGACTGAGGATGGAGCGCTTTCCAACCCGAGCGGCCCCAAGGTCATGCCAAAGCCCGGGACGCCCTATCCGCAGGGCCAGGAGCAGATGCTGAACTTCGCCATGGGCGTCATGCCGCTGGTGACGGGCGTGAGCCTTGAGTTCATGGGCACCCGAGAGGTCGATCAGCCCGGCGTTCTGGAGCATCAGCGCACCCAGCGCACGCTCAATGTGCTCGCAACCCTGTTCGATAGTCTGCGCCGCTATCGCAAGGAGCAGGGCAGGCTCATGCTGGGCTTGATCCAGAAGTATCTATCGGATGGACGCTTGGTCAAGATCGTAGACAAGGATCAGGTGCAGTTTCTGCCGCTCGATCGCTCGCTGACATTGGGCGAATACGAAGTGATCGTGGACGAAGCGCCGACCTCACCGAATGCCAAGGAGCGCAACTGGGGCATTATCACCTCGATGCTGCCTTTGATCCAGCCGGTAATGACGCCGCAGATCGCCGCCGGCCTGTTCCGGTATTCGCCGCTGCCTGAGAATGTCGCCTCGCAGATCACGGAAAGCTTGCTTCAAGAGCCGCCGCCGCCTCCTCCTGAGGCCAAGGCAATGGAACAACTGATGCAGCAGCTTCAGACGGCCGGGTTCCTGGCCAATATCGACAAGGATGCCGCTTCCGCCGAGAAGCAGCGTTCGGATGCCCTTTTCAAGCAGGCCGAGACATTCGCGAAATTTGGGCAGTTCATGCAGATGGTGAACCCGAATCTGCCCATGGCTCCGGTTCCGTCAGGTCCGGTTCCGGGAATGAATATGCCGCAGGGCGCGATGACACCTCAGGTGCCGGGGATGGGCGCTCCAATGCATCCCCAAGCGCCTCAGATGCCAGCGCAGCAGTTCCCGCCCATGCCACCGCAACAGCCGCCGATGCCGGCAGGTTTCTAGGCTCCTTTCGAGGGGCCTTTTTCGTATCCGCCACGTGACGGCGGTTCGCAAGCGCTCGCGTGAGAAGCGCTTCCGTAGTGACCACGTAACGGTCTGAAAGAGGGAAAATGGAACAGGACACCTTCACCTCCGATGCACTTTCGGAGGACGAGAAGTCATACTTCGAAAATAAGGGCGAAGTCGACGCGCCGGAGGTCGAAAACGAGCCTGAAACCGTCGAAAATGAGCCTGTAGAGACCGAAAATCCGCCAGAAACAGCGGCAAAATCGGACGACGACGCCGGCAAAAAGCAGGAAGATCAGCGCAAGGTGGACTATCGCGCCCTCCGCGAGGAGCGTGACAAGCGCCGGCAGCTCGAATCCCAGCTTCAGCAGCTGAATGATCAGCGCGCCCGGGACATGGAGCTCATCAACCAGCGTCTGGCCATCCTTCAGCAGCCGCCACAGCAGCCTCAACAGCCGCAGATCCCCGATCCTGAGGGCGATATCTTCGGAGCGGTCAAGTACACGGTCGACCAGCTGCAGGCCATGAAGCAGCAGCAGGAACAGGAGCGCATCCAGCACGCCAGGCAGGCGGAAGAGAACCGGCGCAGGGCAGCTTTTGAAAACCAGGTGGTTCAGACCTGGCGCAACACTGCCGCTGAGTTCGTACAGGAAGAGCCTACCTTCCCGGAGGCCTACGAATACATCAAGACGCAGCGCTACAAGGAACTGGTTGCGTCCGGAATGCCGGCTGATCACGCTGCGCGGCAGAGTTCCATAGACGAATTCAACTTCGTCGCTTCTCAGCTTCAAGGCGGTCGGAATCCGGCTGTTGCTTTGCTGGAAGTGGCAAAGGCCCGCGGGTGGGCACCGAAAGCACCCGTACAACCTCCCGCACATGAGCGGCTCCAGACGGTCAACGAAGGCCAGAAGGCGAATGCCTCTCTGTCTTCGGTTGGAACGGCTGGCTCGGCACGCGGGAAGCTCGATGCTCATGCACTTGCCAAGATGAGCCAGGACGAATTCGAAGCCTTCATCGAGAAGAGGGGCGCGAAGGGGTTCAAAGCCATCCTTGGTGGCTGAGTGATCGAAGGCGCAGAGACCGCCTCAACGTCTCCATCGTAACGCCCACGTCACGGGCGGAAGGCACAGGGGCCTTCTGAAACTACCCTCATCGGCCGCCTCCGTTATCGGGCGATTTCGCCGGTCCAGAGAGCGTCACTGGTCCCGTCCGCCGCGACGACACGCGCGCATCAACCCAACTCCGCAAATCCAGAAGGATCGGCCAAAATGGCTACCACCACCTTTGGGGTCAATGACCCACTGGCGGTCAAGCTCTGGTCGCGGCGTCTTGATGTTGAAGCGCTCAAGCAGACCTTTTTCGCTTCTTACATCGGGACCACCGCCTCCTCGCTTGCCCAGGAAATGACTGAGCCCAAGAAGGGACCTGGCGACCAGGTTACCTGGGGGCTGCGCATGCTCGCTCACGGCGATGGCGTGTCGGAAGGACAGGTTCTCGAAGGTAACGAAGAGAGCCTGACCATGTACTCCGATGCCATGGTCATCAACGAGTTGCGTCACGGCATTCGTGTCAAGAACAAGCAGACCATCGATGCCCAGCGCGTTCCGTACGATCTCCGTGAGGAGGCCTACGAGACGCTCAAGGATTGGTGGGCGGATCGTCTCGATACGGCATTCTTCAACACGCTTGCGGGCAACACGGCTCAGACGAACGACAAGTACTACGGCTTCAATGCGCCGCTTGCTCCTTCGGCAAACCGTGTCATCCGCCCGGGCGGGAAGACGACCGACCAGACCCTCGTGGCTGCGGACATCTTCACGCTGAACCTGATCGACAAGTGCGTCAACATCGCCAAGACGGCCAGCCCCATGCTGCGTCCGATCAAGGGTCTGGCGCGTGACGTTGACTACGTAATCTTCGTGCACCCGGATCAGGTTCTGTCGCTGCGTTCCGACACGGCGACGGTCGGCAACTGGTTCGACCTGCAGAAGGCCCGCTTGATGGGCGGCGAGAAGGATGGCTCGGCCCTCTACACGGGTGCCGTGGGTATCTACAACCGCACGCTGATCGTTGAGGCGACCCGCCTTCCCAAGGGCGTCAACTCGACCAACGCCACTCCGGTGGACCTCACGCGTCGTGCCGTCTTCTGCGGCGCTCAGGCGATGAGCGTGGCCTTCGGACAGGCCGGCAGCATGACGAAGTTCTCCTGGAGCGAGAAGCTCTTCGATTACGAGGACGAGCTCGGCGTCAAGGCCGGTCTGGTCTTCGGCATGAAGAAGGACCGCTACGACAACGAGGACTTCGGCACCATCACTGTCCCGACCTACGCCGCTCCGGCTGTTTAATCAGGAAAGGACAGAACAATGGCTACCGGAACTCCGGGCACCACTGCCCGTCAGTACTCGCTTCAGGTGGTCCACTATCTGCGCAAGGGTATCACCTTCGCAGACGGTGGCAAAACGGTTGATGTCGGCATTCTGCCGGCGGGCGCCGTTATCGTGAAGCCCATCTCTGGCGTTGCCGTCAGCACCGTGTTTGACGCGGGCACGCTGAACATCGGCATTGATGGCACCCCGGCCAAGTATGGCAGCGCACTGGCACTCAGCGCGCTTGCCTACGTGCCGATCGCCGCTGCGGTCTCGATGGCTGTCGACGTTGACACGCCCATCACTGCGGCTGTGACCGGTGCTCCTACTGCAGGGGCTGCCGAGATCATCATCGCCTACGTCGTCGACAACGACGGCTGATTGAACACAGGGGGTGGCCTCCGGGCCGCCCCTATTCTCTTTTCCCGATCTGAGGCGGCGCGATGAGCACACTGGGCGACATGAAGACGCGCATCCTCCAGACCACCAACCGCGACGATCTTGCGGACGCAGTGGCGCAGGAGATTTCCTCGGCGATCAAGTTCTATCGGGCCAAGCGCTTCTGGTTCAACGAGAAGCATGACGAGGTGATGTTCGACACCGTAGACGGTCGCGGCCGGTACGATGTGACGGACAATCCCAACATCCCGAACCTGTTCCGCATCGACTACATGACGGTCGAATTCAACGGGCGCGTTCTGCCGATCCGGCTTGAGCATCCAGAGGTGATCGATGTCCTCCTTGGCTCAAGCGCCATCGTCTACAACCCGCCTGTCTACTACTCCTATTACGACCAGGTTCTGCGCTTTTTCCCCATTCCGAATGCAGCCTATCCGATCCGCGTCGTGGCCGTGATCCGGATTCCTGAGCCTGCAACGGACGAGGAAGAGGACAATCCCTGGATGACGGACGGTGAAGAGCTGATCCGCTCCCGGGCAACCCGCTTTCTCTATGACAGCTGGATGGAAGATCCCGCCATGGCTGACCGGTGGGAGCGCAAGGAGCGCGAAGTCTACGCGCAGCTCCGGCGCGAGACCTCCAGCAGAACCCAGGTCACCCGCATTCGATCCGATACACAGGCCTGGAGGCGCTAGATGGTTGATTTTACCTCCTCACTGCGCCTCATCAAGCAGGAATACCGCTCCAATCCCGAATCCTGGGGCGGCGAGCTGAATGCCGGCGTCTTCGACATGGTGGATGAGGCGTTCCATCCTGTCGTGGTGCCAGTCGCGGCCAACGTCAATCTGACGGTGCAGAACGCTGTTTCCGATCAGTCCCGACGCATCCATCTGACATTCACCGGGGCAGGCGGCTTTACCGTCACTGCTCCCGGCGTGCCGAAGGTCTATTTCGTCCATAATCAATGCGCTGCCGACGTGCAGCTTGCAGTGGATGGTGGAGACAGCAAGCCTATTCGGGCGGGAACTGGCGTGTGGTTCTGGACGGATGGGGCAACGACCAACCTCTATGATCCGACGCTGGACAAGTTGCAGCCCGCAGCCGCAGATGTGTCGATAGGCGGCCAGAAGATCACCAATCTTGCGGACGGAACCGCTGATACCGATGCGGCCAATGTCGGGCAGGTCAACGCCATTGTAGCACAGGTTCAGGGTGATGCGGACGCTGCTGCTGCATCTGCCGCCGCAGCCGCCATCTCGGAAGCGAATGCCGCCGCTTCAGAGGCAGCCACTCAGCTTCTCTATGACGACTTCCAGAAGCGCTATCTCGGGCCAAAGGCGGTTGATCCAACCGTAGACAACGAGGGCAATCCGCTCACTGTCGGCGCGCTTTATTTCAACACCACCGGCAACCAGATGCGGGTCTACACCGGTTCTGCGTGGATTATCATAGAACTGCCACCGATTGCCACTCAGCCACAGGCGGAAGCTGGTGTGGACAATACCACGATGATGACGCCGCTTCGCACCAAGCAGGCGATCGATGCGCTTGCTCCTGTTCCGGCATTCGAAAACAGACTTCTGCACGTCCGCGACGAGAAGCCATCCGGAACGAGCGGAGGCGATGCTGTCGTTGGTTGGAACAGCCGTGTTTTGAATACGGTCAAGACCAACCAGATTACCGGCGCATCGCTCGCAAGCAATCAGATCTCGCTGCCTGCGGGGACATACTTCATTGATGCCGTTTCGCCCGTATTCGGTGTGGGCGAAAGCGTGGCGCGGCTTCAGAATGTATCCGGACCAGAGATTCTGCGGGGCCAGAATGGATACGCCACTGGCTCAAGCACGACTTGCTACTCTCGCATTACCGGGCGGTTCACCCTGGCGTCAACGACCAATCTCCGCATTCAACAGTACGCAGCCTTTTCCAATTTTGGCGGATTGGGAAACGCGGTCAGCCAAGGCACTGAAGTGTACACAAGCGTCATGATCTGGAAGGTGGCCTGACATGGATGCGGTTCTCATCATCAACGGGGTTGTCGACACGGTTGTTCGCGATTCCTCCATGGCCGATCTGCCGGAGCATCCCACCGGCTTCTGGGTCGAAGCGCCGTCTGGAGAGGTGTTTGGAGGCTTCACATATCAGGACGGGGTGTTCACGCCTCCCGCGCCACAGCCAACGCCCATCCCGGCTCAGGTGACGAAACGTCAGGCCAAGCTTGCGCTCCTCGGTGCCGGTCTTCTCGATGCCGTCGAAGCACATATCGCCGCCCTTGAAGGGCCAGAGGGACGCGCTGCCCAGATCGAATGGGCCGAAGCAACCATGTTTCGTCGCGACCACCCGCTGGTCGTAAGCTTTGGTCCATCCCTCGGCCTGACGCCCGAGCAGATCGACAACCTCTTCCTCGCTGCTGCGGCGCTCTAAAACCTTCTCGGAGATACGAACATGGCTACTGGCTTCGGCTCCCTCGGGGGCCTGGGTTCCTACACTTCTGCCTATCCGATGCGCACCAATGCGCCGGATTCCCAGACTGTCGTGCACGATGACGAGCTCAACACAGAGTACCAGAAGTGGCTTGCTCAGAAACAAAACAGCCTTGGTTCAATGCAGAACCGCGACTATGCATCGGATTTGGCAAATCGGGGATATGCACAGTTCCAACGGATGGGAGGGCCGGCTGACGATCCGCTGAGCAACCGATCAGTATGGGAACAGGCGGCACAAAGCTACGTGCAGGGTGGGAACCCTGTTGCGGTAGGCCCGGATGGCGGCCGTTACCACGTTGGGAACTTCTTCGGGAACACCCTGGAGAATATGCAGCAAGGAGACCAGGCTGCCATTGCGGCGGTCCAGTCAGAAATTGCCCAACGGACGCAGCAGCACCAGCAGACCATGGCGGACCGTGGGGCCAATCAGCTGCGCCAGCAGCAGGCCTATAACTGGATGGAGGGCGGGAACCAGACCAATGGCCTGATGTCTCCTGATTATGCCAACGCCGGTTTCAACTCCATTTCCGGGCAAGCCAACCCGTTTGCCGGTCCTCCGGCCATTGATGGCGTGGGCATGGACTGGGCGTCCGGTGCCTATGACCCATCGAAGCAGACCGGGACAGGCTCCTACATCCCAGCCTGGTGGTCTCAGCAGGGCGGTAAGTAGCGATCATGCGGATTTCCAAGGTGGTCCTGAGCGACGAGGAAGTTGTCGCCCGGGAGAGAGCAAACGCGCGCCCAACCGAAGCAAAGGCCGATGTGGACAGGCGGATTGATGCAATCCTGAACGAGCGTTGCAAGCACCGTGAGGAAGCCCAGAAAGCCTATGACCGCGGTATTCCTGGAGCAATCAAGCGCCCACCTGAGAAGATTGCTGTCCTGAAGCCGTCCGGTCCTCCTGTGCGTGACGGTGCCTTCCCTGTCTACCGCGCTCCGCTCCAGCGTGATCGACCGAAACGCCCATGACATCACGCCTCGTCAAGCTTGAACTCAAGCCGGGTGTCGTCACCAACGATACAGGACTGGCAAACGAGGGCGGCTATTCGGCTGCCAATCTCGTGCGCGCCTACCAGGGCCGCGTGCAACCGGTTGGCGGCTGGGAGCTCAGGACGACGAACGTATTCGAGGGCATAGCTCGCGGCAGCCATGCCTGGTCAACACGCATGGGCGACAAGTGCCTGGCGTTCGGCACCAACACCGCGCTTTACGGCGAATTCAACGGCAATATCCGGGATATCACCGGTCCACTGCATGAGACCGTTCTGGAGAACGCATTCTCCACCACGAACGGCTCCAATGTCGTCACGGTCAAGCTGGTCTTCCACAATCTGAGGGTCGAGCAGGAAGTCACCTTCTCCAATCACCAATCAACGGTGGGTGGGCTGACCATCCAAGGGACGTACGAGGTCAAGGAAATCCTGACCCGCGACACGTTCACCATCGAGGCTGGCTCCAATGCCTCTTCCACCGTGACGAATGGTGGTGGGTTTGTCGACTTCCTCGCCAATCTTCCCGCCGGTGCCGTCAGCAACGACATCTACGGCTACGGAACGCGGGGATATGGTGAAGGGGAGTATGGCTCCTCTCTCGAAACAGACGAGCTTCGCACCTGGGCAATCGATAACTGGGGCGAATTCGGCCTTTTCAACCCATCGGGCTACGGCCTGTGGGAATGGCAGCCGCTGAAGCGGTACGTCGACCTCGCCTTCAATGGCACGTTCAATGGAAATGCCAATGGCTGGGGCTTGGGCACCGGCTGGGCCTATAACACCAACAAGGTTACCAAGACAGCAGGGACTGCTTCCAACCTTTCGCAGAACGTAGAGGGGATACTGGAGGGGGGCAAGACCTATCGCGTCATCTTCACAGTCACCAGGACGGCAGGAACCCTGAAGTTCCGCGTGAATGCCGGCGATCCTCCGGCGGTGATTGATGTAGGCTATGCGTCCTCCCCAATCACGAAATCCGGCACCTATTCGCGTATCTTCCGTTGCCCGGCAGATCCTTCTGACATCATTTTCGAGGGTGACGACACATTTGCGGGCTCGGTCTCGAATGTCTCCTATCAGGTCGAGGACAAGGCCTACCGCATCACCACTGCGCCGCCGATCATCGATTACATGTATGTCGATCCGAACGGCCTCGTTGTCGCTCTCGGAACCACCACCGTGGATGACGGGCAATACGATCCGACGCTCATGCGCTGCTCGGATCTGGGCAATAATCGGGCATGGGTCCCTGACACAGATTCCTATGCCTCATTCCGCAACCTGCGGGGCATTGGCGGCCGGTTGATGTCCGGTCTGCCCACAAGGCAGCAGGCGCTTGCCTGGGGCGATGATGGCGTTGGCTCGCTCCAGTTCACCGGCGAGCTTGGCGATGCATTCGCGTTCGAGCTCCTTGGCGTCGGCTGCGGCATTGCCTCCCGTGACGCTCGGTCAGAGCAGAACGGTTTTGTGTTCTGGGCCTCCAAGGACAACTTCTTCATCTTCCGCGGCATTGGGGCAACGAACCTCGGCTATCCCGAAATCATTCCCTGCTCGGTATCGGAAGACCTGTTCAACAACATCGATGAAAGCCAGCTCCTGAAGTGCCACGTGGGCATTGTGCCACGGTTTTCGGAAATGTGGTTCTTCTATCCCGATACTCGCGATGGAGATGAATGCTCTCGCGCCGTGACCTTCAATTGGGTTGAGGGTCATTGGCATCCTCACATTATCGAACGCACGACATGGTGCGACAGCGGCATTTTCCCGAGCCCGATCGGTTTCAGTCCGGAAGGCTACATCTTCAACCATGAAGTCGGGACGACGGCCAACGGCGGCTACATGGGCTGGTTTGCCGAGACAAGCGATCTCGACATTCAGGACGGCGACAATCTGCTCCTTGTTATGGGTTTCGTGCCCGATTTTGCTGACCAGCAGGGGAGCATCGCGCTCACGCTGAAGGGCAAGTTCTACCCCAACGACGCCAATTGGGTCGAGAAGGGTCCTTTCACAAGTTCGCCCTCCACACGACGCCTCAACTTCCGAATGAAGGCCAGACAGGTGCGGTTTCGGTTCGCGGAAGGCACCCGCGGTTCGTTCGTAAGGCAGGGCGCATCTCGCATCGATCTCGGCGGCACACAGGCCAAGCGCTGAACCTCGGAATTCATCAGGGATAATCTGAACATGTCACTATTCGGCGGCGGTACCCAGACCACCAATCAGAGCCAGTCCACGAATTATGCGCCGTGGATCGGGCAGATGCAGCAGGGGCTGGCAGGCTTGGGTTTCGGCCTGAACAAGGATTATCTCAAGGCCTCGCCTTACGGTGTGGCTGGCTTCACGCCCGACCAGCTCAAGGGCATGGACCAGATGCGCGGCACCGCGCTTCAGTACGGTGACGGGTCGAACAATGTTCCTGGCATCAACGCGCTGCTTGGTGCGGGCCGGGCCGACGCTGCCCAACTCGGCGGGAACGACTTCCAGCAATTCATGAATCCATATCTGGAGACGGTCGGCAAGAACGCCATCTCCTCAATGCGGAATGAGTACGACAACAGCCAAGCAGGCCTGGGAGCCCGATACGCGGCCCGTGGCGGCCTCGGTGGCTCCGGTGAGGGACTTGCCCGCGCACAAGTCGCCAGGGGCTTCAATGAGGCTGTCCCGCAGGTGATGGGCAATATCATGGCTCAGGGCTATGACAGGGCCAATCAGCTTGCATCGCAAAACGTCGATCGGCGCCAGCAGACGAACCTTGCCAATGCCGGCAATGCGCTCTCTGCCTACGGATTGCATGGCAATCTGCTCGATGCGGATTTCTCCCGCCAGATGGGTGCTTCTCAGGGTCTGCTCGGTGTTGGGCAGCTTGGCCAGAACCAGATGCAGACGCAGCTGGATTTCCCGTTCACTGCGCTTCAGCGGATGCAGTCGCTTGTGCCGAATGTCTACGACTCGACCACATCGGCTAGCTCGACATCGCCGGACAATTCGCCTGGCCTGTTTCAGCAGCTTCTAGGCTTCGGCGCGGCTACTCACGATAGCTGGATGCCGCAGTTGTTCGGCAACGCCTAAGGAGGAACGCACATGCTTCCACGCGTCCCAGCGTTCCCCGGTGTTGCCATGCCGGCTCCCGTCACGCCCTATGCCCCAGATCCGCGTCAGGCAGGCTACGGGGCGCCCGCGGCTCCTCCTCCGGAACTTCTCCCCCTCCCGCAGCAGCAGCAGCCTCAGCAGGTCCCTATGGGCTTTGGCGGCATGGGCGGAGGAGTGCCCATGGCCGCACCTCAGAACGGACCCACGCCCGGCGGCTGGGGTGATATCACGAAGGCGCTTGGCTTTTCGCTGATGTCGAGCCCGAGCAATGTCCCGCTGCAGAACTTTGGCCAATTTTATGGTCAAATGCAGGGGCAAACGCAGGAGAAAGCCGACAAGCTTAAAGCCGAGCATCAGCGCAATCAGACCGTTGAATACCTGCGCCGCAAGTACCCGGATATTGCTGACTTGGTCGATGCTGGCCTACCGGTCAAGGAAGGCCTTGTGCTGGCCATCGAGCGTGATCAGTCCATGAAAGAACAGGAAGCCGACGCGAACTGGATGAACCAGATCGGGGGCGTTCTGGGCGGCGGTGGTGCTGCGGGACAGGAAGCCGCTGCTCCGGCGCAGTCTGCATCATGGCCGAACCTTCCTGCGCCAGGTGGTGGCAGCGATCAGCGCGGCGTGCTGGAGGAAATGGCCGGAGCAGAGGAGGACGTACAGCCGGCGCCATCCGATGTCCCGATCACAAACCCCGAATATCAGGCGCTTCTCGCCCGTCGTGAGCAACTGGCACGCATGCCCGCGAGGACGGAAAGACAACAGAAGATTCTTGACCGTCAAATAGCGCAGGTCGATCAGCAACTGGATGCACTTGAGCCGACGACCTCGCAGCGCGACTACGTTTTCGCTATGCAGCAGCGAAAAGCACAAGGGCTCCCCATTATCCCGATTGATGAATGGGATCTGGCACAGCGGCGTGCGGGCGCGACCAGCATCAAGAATGTGGGAAGCATCCCGCCCGGGTACGAAGTCGAGTACGACGAGAACGGCAACCCCGTCCGGATGTTCCCAATCCCGGGTAGCCCGGCGGCACAGGAAGCTGAGGCGGCACAGCAATCTGTGGACTCGCAGAACGCCCAAGAAGCCATCTACGGAGACATCGTGCTCAATGACATCGAGCGCGTACAAGAGAAGATACAGAACGCACCGTGGTACTCGCCCACAACCGGTCTCGTCGGCAATTTCCTCAAGGACTATGGTGGCACGGCCGCCGCGGATGTGAAATCGCTCACGGATACGATCGGCGCGAACATTGGCTTCGACCGCTTGCAGGCCATGCGGGAGGCTTCTCCCACGGGCGGCGCTCTCGGCAGTGTCACTGAAAGGGAGTTGGGTCTTCTTCAATCGACACTCGGAAGCCTTTCACAGTCTCAGAGTGAAGATCAGCTTATGGAGAATCTGGATCGCCTGGAAAAGGTCTACTCCCAGATCAGCCGGAAGGCTGCAGCGTATCCCAATGCTTCTCAGTTCGGCTTCACCGCTCCTAGCAGTGATGCTGCGAGGCCTACTACGCAGGAACAGTACGACGCACTTCCCTCGGGCGCTCTCTTCATCGATCCCGATGATGGCAAGACCTATCAGAAGCCCTAACCTGCGACCGGAGCAAGCCCATGCCACGATTTGAGGGAATTCCGGTTCAGCAGGGCGGTACGAAGCCTCCCCGCTTCGCGGGCATTCCAGTTGAGCAGCAGAAGACACAACCGATTTCTGTAGATGCATGGAACGCAGCATCGGAGGCCGACAAACTTGAGGGGGCTTTCGGGACCGGTCTGTTCGGAGACATCACTGGATCTGGCATCGCCAAAGCGGTGCCCTTTGCTGACGAGATCGTATCTGGAGCCACGGCACCGTTTCGTGCTGCTCGGGAATGGGTAGAGGGCGAAGGCTTCGATATTCCGCGCGCTTATGACCGCAACATGCAGGTTGAGGAAGAGCTACAGAACCGGCGTGAAGAGCGGTCGCCTATCGGATCTGTCGCGGGCGCTGTTGCGGGCGGTCTAGGTGCGGCTGGTCCGCTCATGCAGGGTGGCGCAACATTCTTGCAGGGAGCGAAGGCCACCTTGCCATCACTGATGGGGAGGGGTGCGGCAGAGGGCGCTGCATATGGTGCAGCCTACGGCGCAGGTGAGGGTCGCGGGATGGCTGAGCGCAGCCACAATGCGCTGTTCGGTGCCGGGACGGGTGCCGCTGTCGGCACTGCCGGCGGTGCGGTGGCGCGCATTGGGGCCGGTCGCGCTGCGAAAGAAGCCACTCCTTCACTAGACAACCTTCGACGGGTAGGCGACCAAGCTTACAAGCGCGCTGATGAAGCTGGCGTGGCCTTCACACCCAATGCTGTCGCTCGCCTGAAAACAGGCATCGAGGGTAAATTGGTGGAGCTTGGCTATGATCCGGCGCTGCACCCCGGCGCAAATGCGGTGGTGAAGCGCATTGAGGGTCTAGTCGGCCAAAATGTCACCCTTAAGGGGCTCGATAGCCTCCGGCGCGTTGCCAGCAACGGATTCCAGCCGGGAAATAAGGCCAACAACAAGGCCGTCAATGAGATTATTGACAGCATTGACGATCTCATAGCCAACCCGAGCGCTCAGGACGTGCTTATGGGGGACGCGCAAGCTGGCGCAAAGGCGCTCCAGCAGGCAAGAACCGTCTGGTCTCGGCTTAGCAAAGCGGAACGTCTGTCCGGGGCCATCGAGCGGGCTGAATTGCGAGCCGCTTCCACAGGCTCTGGCGGAAACGCCGACAACGCAATTCGGCAGAACGCGCGACGTTTGCTGGAAAGCGGCAGGGGTTGGAGCAAGGAGGAAAAGGCAGCGCTTCAGGCCATTGTCAAAGGTACACCTGCGCAAAACGCCCTTCGCCTCTTGGGCAAGCTTTCACCTTCCGGCAACGGTCTTATGGCCGCTCTGGGAATTGGTGGGACGATGGTCAACCCGCTCGTCGGTCTGGCCTCGCTTGGTGGTCTAGGTGCGAAAGCTGCGGCCGATGCGATGACCAAGGGGAATGTCGCTGCACTTGATGCAATCATTCGCAGCGGTGGCAGGAAGGCTCCCGCACTGCTATCGGGGCCGCGCTCTGCTATCACTCAGGGGCTGATCCATGGATCCGCTCCGCAGCTTCCGGACTACATGCCCCGATAAACCTACAGCCCAGATCGGCTACGAATTGGCCGACATAGGGCGCCACAGTGAACAGCAATAGCAGGCCGACTGCCATCTGAATTGCGAACGCTTTTGCATTCGAGCCGAAGAAAGGCTCTTTCACTTCAGATTCCCCATCTGGCTACCACTGGGTGCATGTTGTTCGAGTATTTATGCCTTCTGGCCGAGTCGTGCAATTGATCATGGGCGGTGGCCTCGGGGCAGGCTGCTGGTATGTCCCAGCCAATTGTGCATGTCCCCAGGCTTTGAGCGCAGAAGAGAAGGCCTGATCTCGCTCACTGCGTCTCTGTTGTTCGCGATTCTCACTTTGCATTGCTAGGCATGCCTGGCGCTGCAATTCAGTCCGAGCTCCTATCGCCCAGCACTGTTGCAGGTCCGCGGCGAGTTGGTTGTGCTTTCGCATCAATTCGGTGCTGCTGTTGGATGAGCCGCACGCCGTAGCAAAAAGCGCGAAACCACCTATCAACAATACACGCATCGTTCTTCCCCCCAAGGGAAGTATAGCAACCTCTGCGCGTCTGGCCAAGGTTAGGCCGCGGTTCAATCGCAGTAGGGGACGAACTTCTCCGGCCCAAGCCAGAATGAGCCGTCGTCACGCTCGGAAATTTCGCGGGCGTCGTCGGGGTTGCTCAAGTTGAACGCGATCCGAATGCCGGTACCGGTGCCTGCGCTTCCAGTTCCAAAGATCGTCTTCTCCTGTCCCTCCTGGAGAACAAGGTCTAGATCTTCGCTCCAAGACAGGACGCGCTTCCCAGGATCGAGCTCAGTGCTCGTGTAGATTTCGCAAGCGTGGACGGCTCCAGAGAAAACCAGAGCAGCGATGAGTGCCATAAGGCGCAGCGCGAGTGCTTTCATCCCCTCAATATAGCAACGCTTAGGGACGATCGGTAGATGGCTCTCAAAAATCGCCAATATTACGAGTCGCTGCTCTCGAATCCGAATGTGCGCGCGGCTCTCTATTCGATCAGCCAGCTTGAGGGGACAGCAAAGTCTCGGAACCCGTACAGGACTGCATTCGGCCATCGCCACATTGCCGACCTTTCAAAACACCCGGGGAAGAGCTATCGCTTTTCGACACAAAGCGGCAAGAAGCAGCGTACCACAGCGGCCGGCGCCTACCAATTCCTCTCCAGGACGTGGAACGGCGTTGCCAAGCAACTTGACCTGAAAGATTTCTCACCCCGCAACCAGGACATCGCGGCACTTGCTCTCATCGATCAGCGCGGAGGCCTTGGACCTGTTTTGGAGGGAGATGTCCGCGGGTTTGCTAAGGCGGTGGGCAAAGAGTGGGCATCGTTTCCGACCGCGCCCGCCGCGTACGATCAGCCTACAGCATCATGGGGCAAGCTAGAACGGGCGTGGAATACCGCACTGACGCGCCACAATGCCCCAATCCCCACCCCCTCACCGCTAGGTCAAACCCCACAGGCATACGCTGGCCTGACACGTTCCCTTGCTCCGGCAAACACGCCGGCACTTCCGGAGCAGCAGATCGATCAGCAGCAGCTTATCGCCCAGAACATCCCCACACCCACGCCGCGGCCTTCTCTGCCAACGGTGAACCCGCAAGCACAGCCCATGCTCGCGTCCATGACGCCCAGCATGAGGCCGTCAGCAATGCCCGCAGCAATGCAATCTCCGGCTCCTCGTGCCACTCCTGCCGTAATGCAAGGACCGTCTCCCGCAGTCATGCAGGCTTCCGCCGCTCCCGCAGACAGAGCAATGGCAGAGAGGGCCCGCATGGCCTACACTGCGCCATCTGCGCCCATGTCACGTCCTGGCGTTCCGCAGTCCATGCCCGGTGCTCCCATGTCCACCGGACAGCCGATGCAAGCCCGCGCGCCAGTGGCGGCTGCCGCGTCTCCTGCGGCTCCCGTAGCCTCCGCTCCCGTGCAGATGGCAAGACCGGCTCCTACGCCCGGCCCAATGCCCGCAGCAGCGATGTCAGCGCCCGCACCCACACCTGCGGCCGCACAGGCGTCAGCTCCGATATCTGCGCCCATCTCGGCATCCTATCCGCAATCATCTCCCCAGCCTCAGACAACAGAACCGCAGCCCGGCGATCTCGCAGCAGGACTTGGCCCGGAACCGTTTGCTCAAGCGTCTGCCAGTGAAATCTTCAATGCTCCAGTAGAGGCCGAACCCGCTCCTCAGGAAGTCGCACAGGAACGCAAGGGCATGGGTGTTGGCCGCGCTCTCGGCGGTGCGCTGGGTGGTGCTCTTCTGGGTCCTATCGGTGGTATAGCTGGGGCAGTTGTCGGCGACAAGCTTGCCAATCCCGATGGGAAGCGTGGCCTGAACCTCGATCCCGGCAAGATTGCCGGTGGTGCGATCGGTGGGCTTCTGCTTGGCCCTATCGGAGCTTTGGCCGGCGGCTATCTCGGGGACAAGATATTCAGCGGCGAGCTCAATCTGGGTGGTCTTGGTGCATTGGGTGGCATCGGTCGTCCGAATCCGCCTGAGGCAGTCGATCTCGGCAGCGGCATGAATGCCATGTCCGCGGTTCAGTCGGGCGGTGCTCCTAATGGATACTCGGCACAGTCAAGCTCGAATCCGGGCATTTCGGCATTGTCTGCTGACGGACTGGTGGCGAGGACAAACACCGAATTTGGCTATACCTCGATCATTGATCCTTCAACCGGTCGTGAGCGTGGCGTTCGGTTTGGCGAGGCTGCTGTGCTCGATCCGCAAACCGGTCGCATGTCCTTCGCTCCATTCGATCAAGCCTATCAACTAAGCGCCATGGGTGTTCCGACATCCATTGGACCTGCGAAACCCGCTGCTCGCCCCATGGGACCGCAGGAGATGGCTTATGCCATGGGAGGGCCTGCGGCAGGCTTCCCAGCGGCTCCAGGGCAGGGCGGTGGTCTTCTGGGTAGCCTTGGCCGCGCTCTGGGCTTCGGCGGCGGTGGTAACTCAGGGCGGTCACACGCCGAAATGAGTGAATACTCACCTGCAGCTGCTGACGCGATCTCGTCGGGTAAGGCTGGCCTGTTCTAGCTCCTCCTCTCCTTTCAGGGAGTTCGCATATGAGCAAGCTTGGCTCATTGTCGAGAGCGATTGCGCGGTTTCTGCCGGGTGCTCTGGAGAATGAAAGCTTGTGCGGAAGGGCGGCTAGATCGCTTGGCCCTGAGAGTTGGGTATGCCGGTTGATTGATGCTCTTCTGGGCGAGGGGCATTGCCGGGAAGAAATGGAGTGGCTCCGGAAGAAGTGAGGGCCTTGCACCCTCCCAGCCTTAGCATTCTTAACGACCTATGACGCGGCTCCGGTCGGTTGGGCATCTACATCGTTCCCAACGCAGACGCCAACCACGAACTCTACCAAATTCACAGCATAAAGGGAATCCCCTATGACACGACGCATCAACGCGGCGGGGCTTTCGCACATCAAGCAGTGGGAGGGCTGTCGCCTGACCGCCTACAAGGATGTCGCGGGGGTCTGGACCATCGGCTACGGCTCGACCGGCAAGCACGTCAAGCCCGGCATGAAGATCACCCAGGCAGAAGCCGACGCGCTTCTCAGGAAGGACTTGGACCGCTTCGAAAAGGCCGTCGATACGCAGGTCAAGGTTCCCCTGAATGACAGCCAGTTTGCCGCGCTCGTGTCCTTCTCCTTCAATGTCGGCGTCGGCGCATTCCAGAAATCAACTCTGCTCAGGAAGCTCAATGCTGGCAACTACGATGCGGTGCCGTCTGAGTTGATGAAGTGGGTCAATGCCGGCGGCAGGAAGGTTCAAGGGCTCGTGAACCGTCGCCGGTCGGAAGGCGAGATCTGGGACAGCAAGACCGCACCAAAGCCTGCTCCAAAGCCTGATGTCATTCCGCCGACGCCCCAGCCCAAGACCTCGCTCTGGGCTCTCATCCTTCAATTCCTGTCGAAACTGTTCGGAGGCCGCAATGGCTGAACGCCAAGCTTGGTTCTGCCCCGCATGCCAGAAGCACCACGGGCCGCACATTGATACATGCCCAGCGCCTGATGCGATTTCCATCCCCGGCGCTATCCCCGTATGGCCCGCGCAGAGGCATCAACCGCATCCGGGCTGGAAGCCTGGAACAGGGGACCCCTACACGCGCCCTTGGTACGGCCAGTGTGCATTCGGGATCGCTACTGCGACCTATGGGATGAACTGACATGAACGATCTTCTCATCGCCTACCTTCGTCTGGCCCTCCGGGGCCTTTTTCTTTGGCTGATCGCTCAGGGCTATCTCTCCCAAGAAGCCGCCGATTCCCTGATGATGGACCCGGACCTCGCCCGCGTCATCGAAATTACTGTCAGCTTCGCGGCATGGGGCGTCGTGGAACTCTGGCACGTCTGGGATGCGTGGTGGAAGAAACGCAAGGCTCCAGCCGAATTTGAAGGCGAGCAGGTCTAATGTGGGGCGCTATCGTCAGGTGGATCACCGGCGATCTCATCGGACAGCTCACCCGCGCCTATGAGACGAAGCTGAAGGCTGAGAACGACACTCAGCGCCTCGTGGCCGATGCTGCCATTAGGGATATTGAAGCCCAAATAGAGGCCAAACGGCAGTCAACGGAAATCCGCAAGCAGACTGCGGGCTTCTGGGAAATGCGACTGATCACGTTCCTGGTCGCAGGCTGCTTCACCCTGCACCTCGTCCTCGTCACCCTCGATACATGCTTCCGGCTTGGCTGGGGTGTTCCAAAGTACCCGGCACCATTTGACGAGTGGCAGGGCGCTATCCTCCTCTCCTTCTTCGGCGTGCAGGTGGTGGGACATGGCATTCAGGCTATCGCCGCTGCAATCCGGGGGCGCAAATGAACGCCCGCAGGCTCCCGGCTATGACCGCCGATGAACTGGAAGATCTTGTCCGCAAGGCTGTCCGCGACGAACTGAACGACGCTGGCCTGCGGCTCGACGGATCGAATTACCAGGAGGAAGCGCGAGAGGATTTCCGCTTCCTTCGCAAGCTCCGGCAGTCCGTCAACGGGGCTTCTTCAAAGATAGGCGCAACGGTCCTCGTGGCGCTTGTGTCGGGCCTGATGTGGCTCATCTGGCTTGGTTTCCAGGCAATCTTCCCCAACCGTTAAATAGGAGGGCTATCATGCCCCGTTCCATGTGGCTGCTTCTGGCGGCCGGCATTGCTTTGATCACGCTTTCCATCAACGTGGCGTTCGCGTCCGAGCTTCAGAAGATGCAGGACGAAATGCTGGGGGCGTCCACCCAGATCGGCGACAATTGCTCCGGCACCCTCATTCACTCCAAGCGCGAAGAGGCGACAGGAGTCGTCACGACGTACATCCTCACAGCGAAACACTGCATTGACGGTGCAAACAAGGAATACGCGGTGGATCTCCCGATCTACCAGAAGATGCGCATCGTGAAGGAAGATCGCTACTACGCAAAGGTCAAAGCTCAGGATTACAAAGCAGACTTAGCCGTCCTGGTGCTCAAAGACGAACAGACATGGTTCGACAATGCTGCAGCCGTGGCCTCGGCGGACATTAACATGATGATCGGGGAACGCGTCTGGACCGTTGGATATCCGCTTGGCGGCCCTCTCACGATCACAGATGGAATGTTCGGGGCGGCCCAGACGGTGAACTACCCCACCGATGGCATCGAATATTTCAGGGCCACTCCCAACGCTACGTTCGGCAATTCCGGTGGCGCTCTGTACCGGAAGAACGAGAAGGGCGATTACGAGCTGGTCGGCGTCGTCACGGCGCGCATGATGGATAACACCTTCATGACGCTCTACACGCCGATCAGTACCATTCAGGACTTCCTGCGCAGGGTTGACCCGGATGCTTTCGGTGGCGTGAAGACCTCACCGGCAAGCCGTTAGGCGATCTCCCATGGGCATCCCGTCTTTCGATGACGATGCGGTCCAGAAAATAATCCAGACCTACAAGGAGACCAAAAGCTACGCAGAGACCGCCAGAATTCATGGCTGTGCCGAAAGCTCCGTGCGTAAGTTCGTCAAGCGCGCGGCGGGGAGGGGCGACTTCGGCACATCGCCGGTTATGCCCGGCTTTGAAATCAGCAGCGTCTCGACCGCTCAGGATGAACACGGAACTGTTGTCCGGACCTTCATCCGCCAGGCTCCAGAGCGGGAACTCAGTCCGTTCAACCTCCCGCAGGGCCATCAGATCAAGGGTGTCTCGGCTCTTCTCGATGCTGACGGTAGCGTTGTTCAGCAGTGGGTCAAAACCCGGCAGGGCGAGATTGATCCATCCCTCATTGCCGAGACACTCAAGGCTGCGTTTGCGGACTGGATGCCGCCGCCATTCCCTGTGGTTGAAGTCCCGGCCACTGATGACGACCTTCTCACCATCTATCCTATCGCGGATCTGCACCTCGGCCTCAGAGCCGTTGCTGACGAGAGCGGAGCTGACTTCGATCTCGACATAGCGCAAGAGCGCTTCCGCGACACAACCTCCCGCCTTTTCGAACGATCGCCAGAGAGCGGAACCGCGCTCATCCTTCAGTTGGGGGACTTCACCCACGCTGACGATGATCTGGCAATGACGCCCACGAGCAAGAACATTCTGCAGGTGTCCGACCGCCAGCTTGACGTTCTCAAGTGCGGCGTTCAACTCATGATAGACTACATCTACCATGCCCTGAAAAAGCACGAGCGCGTCGTCGTCAAGTGCCTCAAGGGCAACCACGATCTCAATGCATGGGTGGTTCTATACGTTGCTCTGGACCAGCATTTCCGGGACAATGACCGAGTGACAATCGACGGTGCGGCGGCCGATTACTGGTTCTTCCGCTGGGGCAAGAACCTCATCGGCGCTCATCACGGCCACAGGCTCAAGCAGGCCGAAATGGCCGGCGCAATGGCTGTGGAATGCGCGGAAGACTGGGGGCAGACCCTCTATCGCATTTTCCTCCATGGCCATCTCCATCATGAGTGGGTCAAGGAGGTTCTGGGTGTACGGGTGGAGTGCGTCAGAACGCTGGCTGACGTTGATGCTTACCACGCCGGCAAATACGGCTCCGGCAAATCCCTCATCTCGATAACCCTGCACAAAGAAAATGGCGAGGATGGGCGCGCGAAGATCAATCTGCCGCCGGTCCGCCGCAGAGCGGTGACTTCATGACGATTCAGAAGCAGGTATTGATGTTCCTTGAGGCAGCGGACGGAGACCCGCACAAGGCCCTGGTGCTTGCGGTCAAAACACTGGCCGTCAGCGGCCATTGCATCAGCGCAGGCTTTCTCCGCGTCTCCCCATACGATCATATCCTCCCCATTGAGAAAGAGCCGGAGCCGCTCGATGCCTAAGAAATCGGATGGAGGGGCTACGGACTATTACCAGCTTCCCGCAGGAGCAAAGGAACTCAACGACCTCATCGAGTTCAAGGGCATGTCCTTCGCGCTCGGGAATATTTTCAAGGCGGCATATCGGTTTGGAGAGAAGGACGGTGCCTCGCGCATCTACGACCTGAACAAGATCATTTTCTTCGCCAATCGCCTCAAGGCCATTGAGGAGCGAGAGATGCGGAACCAGCCGGCAGGTGCCCCGTTCTCTCAAGATGCCTAGAACCTACGAAGCCGACATCGAACCGGAAGACATTCCCGTCTGTCCCAAGATGGATGGCAGCACGCTAAAGATCGTCCCGGCCTATACCGAGGCTGGATGGTACACGGAAGCCAACTGCATCACGGTCACGGATGGGGAGAGGACCGCGATCTACGTCCCCCTGGCTAGTGTTCCGTCTTCCCGACAAGGTGAGTAGGCCACCTCTTTGTCTTGACGAACTCTTCGCTCTCCCGGTCCCAATTGCGGCACCACGCCCGCTGCTCTTCCGTTGCGTCGGCCCATTGCACATCAAACTCGTTCTCGCAGATGATCTGCAGAGCAAGCTCCTTGATGGTCATTGGCGCCTTTATCCGCGGAACTCTCATCCCCCCTCCCATAAAAGCTCTACCTTGCCGGCCTTCGGATCGTAGGCTCCAGTCTTTGCCTTCCAGACGATCCTTCCCCGCATCCTCAGAATGATAATAGCATGGGAATAGTGCTGGATAGCCTCTTTGTATGCCTTGTATCCGACGCTGAAGTGATTGGCGGCTGCAATCCTGTCAATGTGCTTCCCCTCGTCGTTCACCAGATCCACGTTGCAATTCCATTCGTGGATTGAGCGAGGGTCGCGTCTGTCTACCATGTGAGCCTTCTTCTGAATTGGTGCTTACATGGAAGGAATAAGTTCCTAGTTTGTTCCGGGAGTCAATCGTACTTCTTCTTGATGGAATCACGAGACCACCATAGCGGGAAATCTCGTCGCGTTCTTTCACTTCAAGGGTTGCGCTGCGAATCAATCGGCGGTAGCAATCCATTATGAGCAAATAATTAACGCCCGGTCACAATGCGTGATGCAGAGGCTCGCTCATGGCGTGGAGGAGTACCCTGAATGCACATCATGACAACGGAGCAAGCCGAACAAATTGTTGCCGCGTTTTATGTCGGCTACTTCAATCGAGCCCCGGACCCGGAGGGGCTGGAATATTGGACGAACCAGCTTCTGCATCACGGCTCGACTTTTGACCTGGCCGCGGCTTTCACAAGCAGCGACGAGGCGGCAGACACATATCCGCAGATCGGCGAGGATGGCACCGTCACTGACCCGATAGATTTCCTGCGTGAGGTCTACCAGAACCTTTTCGGGCGTGAGCTTGATCCTTCCGGTGAGGCTTTTTGGTCCGGACATCTGGAGGACGGCGTTTCACCGATCGAACTCATCCGGCAGATGATTATCAACGTCACCGGGCCTGATGCTGAAACGCTGAATGACAAGGTGGAAGCCGGTCTTCACTACACCAAGCTCGTGGACATCTTCGGCGACTACAACACAGACGAAGCGCGAGAAGTCGTTTCGTTGGTGGATGGGTCCGAAGAATCGCTTCAGGAAGCCAAGGAGAAGGCTCAGGAGCATGGTCTGCCGCCAGAGGATGACGGTGACGGTGACGGTGGTGGCGGGGGTGGGGGTGGCGACCCCGTGGTCGTCTATCCTGAACACGATCTGGAATTCATAGAGGGCGGGGAAGTCAACATTCTCTCCACCAAGAATTACGCCGGCACGCAGGCATGGTACGGCGGCGGCAACTACATCGATGAAAAGAACATCATGATCGACCACACCGCCGGTGTGGAAATGGCGATGGGCGTGTCTTACCGCCATGGCGATGTCATTGTCGGCGATGACATCGGCGAAGGCATCATGTTGTTCGAAGGCCTTGCGGGATCACAGATAGTGGGCAAGGGAGAATCTGATCGCACCGACCCAGACCGCTCTGCCGTGTCCTTCGACGTGATGATCAATCTCGGGGTCGGTGATTTGGATAATACGCCGTATGAGTTCGTCCTGAGGATCGATGTTGACCCTACCGAGGGAGAAGAATTCCAGGTGTACACGCTCCAGGAGATCGCTCCGGGAGTCGGCGATGATCCGGACAGGGCGGTGTGGGTTGGCCCGAATGGAGCTGCGCATGTTCCCTTCGACCCGATGCCGGAGCATATTTCGCAGCACAGCGTGAACTTCGGTTTCGATTACATCTCCTCGCAAATTGACGGAGCCGACGCGGACGACACCGGGGACATTCCGGCAGGCGAGTACACAATCGAGCTTGAGATGTGGGAAGACGGTCGTCTTATTGGCGAGCTCAAGAACTTGATTGTTCTCAACGAGCCTGAAGTTATGGGGGTGTAAGACAGCCTACCAGTGGCCGGCCTCGCTCTGGGGCCGGCTGCGCTCATCTCCCATGGGCGGCTTCAATCCGATTGCCAAGCATCGCCAATTCAGTTCTCATGCGGTCCGGCGTAAGAGACCGCAGTCGTCTGCGCAGGATTTCCTCACGAAGCATTTCGGCACCCCGCTGCTGCTCGTGAAGGGTCTCGTAGACGAGCTCATTCCAAGATCCTCTAGGGCATGGCCCGGTGCAAAGAGGAAAGGCCTTCCACTCCATCTCACCCTCCAAAGAACCAGAACCCCAGCCCCACCAGGAGGGCTATCAGAAAGATGATGGGGACGTTGCGTTCTGTGTAGCGGAGCATTGCTCGACCCTCTGTGACATCCTATCAAGCGCCATCATACGATACATCTCCTGATCGCAACTCTCCCAATAGTCGGCGATGCGGTCCGGCTCATGAATGCCGACCAATCTGCATCTTCTAGCATGCAGGGATCGCGCCAGAACTTCGACTTCTGCAAGGTCTGTCTCGCTCATCCTTTTCATGCTCCTGAATCGGTGGGGGAGGGAACAATCCTCAGCGAGCGAAGAGCGACGAGCTCCGCGTCATCCGGGATTGAGCCGGGGTGCTTCTCCCGCGCATCCTGAATGCCTTTCGCGATGGCTCTCATCACTGGTAGCCGGATGTTTTGCTGTGGCTCTTTATCGCTCATATCTCAACCTTAACCGGTCCACGATTTTGCATCTATTGAGAGCCTCACTGGGGGTGCCAGCACATTCGCTAGCCTGTTTAGAACCGATTTCGTCGGTTGCGGCTCTTCTTTCCTCTTCGTATCCGTCTCCGCGGCTGTCACGTCAGTCGAAGGAGGGCCATTTCTGACGATGGCTCCAAAGCCTGTCGCCGCATGCACCACACGTGCCTCAGGCATTCGGTTCGTCGGCCCCTTGATCTCTAGAAGCTCGCCCGTGGGGGCATATTCGACGGTAGCAATCTTGCTGGAGCCGGAACGGATCGAGAAATACACGTGCGTTCCCATCGCGGCGTAGCGGAAGCGAGTGGCGATGCAGTGCTTTTGATCTCGGCCGTCCTCTATAAAATCCTCCAGGGTTCGGAAGGCAACGAAGTCGAAACCAGAGTGGGAACACCGTTCAAGATCGTGAGGAATTTTCGCCCGCGCGGACAGTTTGAATCCGTATTGCAAAACCGCCTGCCGCAGATCTTGGTCTCGATGCCAGCGCAGGCTCCGTTCCCGGATGGTGCTCGCTTTCGTTGACGGTGCGATTTCTGAGAGGCTTAGCAGATAGTCCCTGTCGTCAGATTGGAGGTCGGCCATATGCCATGCCGCCCACTCGACGACAGACTTGTGCGCTCCCCGTTCCGCAAGCCACAGAACATTCTCTGCCCAAAGGCCGATCTTGCTCTTCTCTTTGGCTTGAGAGAAGACGCTGGGCGGCAGGATAGACGCGATTTTAACGGCGGCCACACTGGCTTCATCCGCCGTCAGAAGTCGCGCCGACCATGGAATGCCCAAGTCGTCGCACTGGGCGCGTAGCGAGAGACCCTGCGCCTTTGCCTCCGTCAGGTAGGTCAACGTAAAGGCGGTGGGCTTGATCACTACCTTCGCCGCCGGGATCCTTTCGACCAAGTAGGCCACCGCGGGTATTTTCCAGAATATCTCATCATCATTCTTCCCGATGGATATCGTGCGCGTGGTCACGAAGGGAGCCAACCTTGGTATGTTGAAATACTCGCGACCGTGGTCAAGGAGGCGAGCCATATGGCGTGGGTGCAGCTGGTTGAATTGTTCCTGGTACGCTTGTTCAATCTGCTGTTGCGCCATGATCTGCGCACTCGCATTCACGTTCTGCCGGTCCAGGTCTTGAGATTGATAAAAAAGCATCGGATCAAGCGGCAAGTGTCCCTCCTATGAACATGGCGCTACGTCCCGAAACCCGTGAACGGCTCAGGAACAGACAATGACAATTTCCCGCCACATACCTTGGCGCAAACGTGCGTGGATATGCGTGGCTGGAAACTGGAGGCCTTGGGAAAAGGGCGGATTTCTGGTGGGCGCGGTAGGGATTGAACCTACGACCCCACCCGTGTGAAGGCATATATCCAAACGCCAAATTCATTTGCGTTTTCCAAACCTTGAACGGCGCTGTTTAGCACCCTCTGCCGATTTTATGTCAATCGGCCCAGTTTGGAGATCGAAGATTCCGGCCACATTCCGCCCTGCTTCCTGGCTGTGGACATACGTCCCCATGAACAGCGCCGCTGACTTCCACCCTCCTGCCTCCATTGCATCCTTGATCCTCGCCCCGCCATTGATGGCGTTGGTAGCGAAGGAGTGCCTGCCAGCAGCATGGCTGGACCGCGGCTCGATGCCAGCACGTTGGCAAACCGCCTTGATCCGGCGATTGACCGCCTGCCTGTCCGTATAGCCGAACACCCTCTTGCCCTTCACGGGCTTCAGTGCGGCAATGCGGGCGATGAGCTCGGCTGTGAGATAGCGCGGAGACCATTCGTCGGTCTTTGTCTTCTCCAGAAGCGCAATGCGCTCGGAGAGGTCCACATGCTCTCCCAGAAGGTTGATGGCCTCGGAGACGCGCGCGCCTGTCTGGTGCATAAATAGGACGCAAGCGGACAAGTGAGGAAGTCCGCTGCGGTCGGCTTCCGCCAGGAACTTGTCCATCCACTCCCGGTCCACGGGCTTGTTCTTCCGCGACTTTGGCACCTCGAACTGCTTCACCCGCATGGGACCGCACCAGCCAAGGTCATGAGCGTGGTTGATCACTGCCCGCGCGGGGATGATGCCTTGCCGGTTGCGGGTAGAGGGAAGCGCCTTCGGGTATAGGATCATCGCCGCTTGTCGGATCTCAGCGGGCTTGATTGAGCCGATAGGGCGTCCTTTGAAGTGCTTGATGATCGGTGCGAGATATCGCCCTTCGCCGCCCTGTTCTAGGTAACTCACGGCGGCCTCCTCAAACGTCCTTACGGCTTCTTCGCCATAGGTATGACGTTTCCAGAGCCGCGCTTCGTAGTGCGCGCAGAGTTCCCTGGCTGTGGCTTCGTCGCGAGTGCCAAGGCTTTCTCGAATGCGCTTTCCGTTGAAGGTGCCATAGGCATACCAAATGCCTTTGATTTCTTTGGGCTTGAGCCCCGGCATGATATAGTTCCCCTAAGGCTTGCGATGTGCTCCGGATAAAATACCTTCTTCGATCCACGAGCTTCATAATGCGGATGATCGCGAATAACGTCCACCAGAAAGCGTCGGGAAATCCCAAGCAACTGCGCCGCCCCGTCCATATCGACCGGGACAAGCCCTTGGGTCCACGCGGGGAGCGGGCGTGTCATTCACCCGCCTCCTTTAGGGCGCGGCGGTCGGGAGCGGTTCCGGTGGCATAAGCCTTGACCACACGGGCGATTTTGTCAGCTTCCTGCTCGGTCAGGTCATAAGGAATGCCGTAGATCTGGACGAATTCTCCCGGTCGGATTTCAACCGGGATTATCTCCGCTTCGAATGCGTATTTGCGCCCGCTCACTCCGTCCCTCCTTCGGATAGGGAGCGCAGCTCAGCACCAACCGATTCGATCCAGTGGCTACCGGGCAGGCCGTAAGATCGGCTGAGTTGGTCGGCCATCCCTTGAGCCTGCCGCTTTGTCGCCCATCCCAGCGTGCGGAAATCGTTACGCCCGCGCACCCGCACTCCGCAGTGCTTGAAATCCCAAACAACTGCGTATTTGTTGATACCGAGAGTGTCGCGAATCCAGTCCGTGAGTCTGTTCACCGCCACCCTCCATCTGACAGTGCGCGCAGACCGGCTTCAGTGATGACGAAGGTAGCGTTGCCAGACGTTTCGGGTGAAGAAATGCTTTCCGCCCACCCGGCGCGAATTAGCATGGGCATAATGTTGGGGCGCCCCTGCATGGCCTCATCTATGGTCTTTGGCCCAGAAGCCAGCCGCTCCAGGACTTCGCGGCGATAGCGGCTCAATGATATACTGCTGTCGCTCATCTCTCCCCTCCCTCTCCTGATACGGGAGGCGTGTTCGGGAGGGAGCGGCCTTGAAGCACGGCTATTTCTCTGCGGATCTTCGCCGCAACCGGCCCTTTGTAGTGCTCTATTGCATGATCGCAGATGGAGATGCAGCGTTCCACAGTGGCGGGGTCGAACTCGCCGGGAGCGAGGATGCGATAGCCGGCAGTTTCAAGCGCCCTGAGCAGAAAATCTGCGCGGTGGTAGTGCGGGTTGGCTACGCTACCAAGCCTTTCTGCAATTGCGTCCCGCGCCGTCATATCGCCTCTCCCTCGGGGTTAGGTGCGCTTTGGGAGAGGGCCTTGAGGGTGGCGCGACCTCCTTCGCACCAGACGCCAGCATTGAAGGCGACCGACATGGAGTTGGCAGCGCGCTCGGCGTTGATCCTGCGCCAATACCTGACGGAACATGCCTGCCACTCGGTTGCCCCGCTGCTCGGATCAGCGGCGCCGTCTTGATAGGCAAACCAGACCTGCCACCGCCAGCCAATGCGTTTGGGGTAGTAGTTGTTGCCCGAGAGGTATCCAGAGAACCGTTTCATCCCTCAGCCCTCCTCGGTCGGTGCTGGGGAGGCGGGGGACAAGGACGCGTTCACTGCCTTGGTGACGGCGGAAGTGCAATTCTCACACAGAAGGCGCGATACTGACGCATCAGCCACGGCACAACCCTGGTAGTCGTAGGCGTCTCGGCTGATAGTGAGTGTTGACCAGAACTTCGGACGCGATGAACTCGCGCTTGTCTCGGTCTTTTTGCATCCGTCGCAAATGTGCTCGAACGCTTCGGGTATCTTTCGCGTTGCCATGGCTAGCGCCTCACGTCTGAAGGATGAACTGACATGGCGAGAACAGCGTAGCCGTCTTCGCGCTTCAGCCATGTCCCGGCCCGCACCGATTTGCCGTCCGGCGTCTCGACTTCGATGAACCGGAGATTGGCAGGGCCACCTTCGTCCTTGAAGACGATATGCAACTCGATTGGTTGCCGGCCCTCCTCGGTCGGTGCTGGGGAGGCGGGAAGAGCGGCGATAGCCTCGGCCTCAAGCTCGCGAAGTATCGCCTTGGCGGCAACAGCGCCTTCGTCGCCTCCAACGCGGAACATCATCGCGCGCCGAATATCTTCCGATACGTTTGCGACGGGCTCGCTGGCGTATCCTGGCTTGCTGATGCCGTGCTTCGCGTCGAATAGGCGAGCCTGTAGGCTCTCAACCTCAATACAGAAATCAATGGCAGGGTCGGGATGGTGCCCGAACTTGCCAAGCTTGGCCTTCGACGCTTCGTCGTCGGAAAGAAGCCCCTTCGCGATCACGCGCCCCTGCGGCTCTGCCCGTGGGGAGGCGGCGAGGGCGGAAACTATCCGGCGCTCGTAGTCGGCTTGCGCGGCGGCTTTGGCTGCTTCTAGTGTCCGTTCGGACCGCATATCGCTGTAAAGCCAATCATCAGCCTTCCAGCTATACACCGTGGATGATTTTAGCGCCTCTTCGAGGGAAGGCGGCAGTGGTCGCTCCTCAAGGATCATGTACCCTTCTGATACCCAGCGGCCGGGCTTATCCTCACACCACTCCAGCGCCTTGACCAGCCCCGCGCCCTCCTGCGGCGCGCGAACCATCCCCGATGTCAGGTTATCGATCTGCGTCAGGACGCCGAAGAGGTCCGGGAACGGCTTCCACTCCGGTACACGGTCGGGGTAGTGTTTTTCGGCGATGGCCTCTAGGAGCCGGGTTGCATATCCAAGTGCGCGGTCTCCCTCCTGCGGCTCCTGCGGCGCGGGGTGGGCGAAAAGCGGTTCCACGGTATAGCCAGCCTCGCGATAATATTCGGCCTCAGGTTCCGACGAGGTTGTCCTCCACCAGCCGCCATCTTCTCGCTCCCACATGCGCCACGCCACCGGCTCCTGGCCTCTGTCTGGGGAACTAAGGGCGGCGAGGAGGGCAGAACGCAGAGAAGATTTCACGCTGCACTGTTTAAGGCGGGCCTTTGTCCATTCGTTGAAAGCCAGATCCACCATCTCGTCACTGATGCGAATGTCAGCCATTCTCGGCTTCCTTCTTGAGAGCGCGGGCGGGATCGTCCCACGCCAGTTGCGCACACTTGAGCGAGCGGATTGAGCCGGCGTCCGCGTAGCCACGCTGGTCGATGTTGTAGGCGACATTCGCTAGCTGGCACCCTGCGTCCAGAAGCGACTTCGCGCGGCTCTCTGCGGCCTCGGCGCGGGCCTTGAGCGAGCGGATGGCGGAGGCTGCTTCGCGGATGTGGCTGCCCTCGGCAGAGTACCCATGTACGGGGACATGCGGATCGCAACACCATTTCGCGTGCTGGCTCTTGTCGGTCCGGGTCGCAAGATTCTCCAGCCTCTCCACCAGCGCGTCCAGGTCCGGTGTGGCTGTCTCGGGGTTAGCGGTCATGCCGCCTCCTTGTCGATCTGGTCGATGTTCTGAGGGATGACGCGGAAAGAGACGGCGACAACCCAGGGGTTCGCGTCCCAGCCGAAGCCGCGCGTGGCGTTGAGGCTGTTCCAAAGATCGTGGAACCGGCACTGTTCAATGCTCTTGAACCCACGCTCCAACCAATCGCCTTTTGTCGTGAGGAAGTCATGCGAGAACATGCCCTCCGCCGCCAGATCGCTAGAACTGATCTCCTGCAGCCGCTGCACGCGGACATCGGTCACGATCAGGGTAAGGCGCGACGCCCAGCGGGGCATGTGAATGCCTGGACGGATGCGCGACTGGAACGGGTCGTGCCTAGGGTAGGAGGCAGCCGGCTGATAGAAGATGCGGGCATCGCGCGGCAGTTCAGCGGGACGAATGTGCGAAAGGTCGCTGAATGTGCCCCACTGCTCGCGCACCCATAGGCGGTCTCCGGGGGCATAGGGTGCATAGTCGAGCGCGGCGCTAGGAACATCCTCTTCGCGCACGCCCAGCACGCCGCCGTGGGCATTGAAGACATGGAATTCCTCGCCGAAAGCCTCAATGCCCTTGAAGATGCGCCGCGTCTGCGTCTTCCTGCCGTCGAGCAGCGCGCGCACCATGGGCGCAGAGAAGAGTATCGGCCTATCGGTCATGGCGATTCCTCGATGTAGAGAGAGCGACGGGGAAGGGGCTGCTTGTCCGAAGCCTTGGCCTTGCGGGCTTCTGCCTTCGGGGTGGTCTGGAAGCCTCGGCCTTGCATCTTCGGAGCGTCTACAATGCCGCGGTGCTTCTGCCGGATGGCGGCTATCTTTGCCTTCTCCGCTACGTCACGAGCCGTCTTTTCAGTATGGCACTTCCGATGGACGGGCTTCAGGTTCTGCTCGGAATTCTCACCGCCGTTTATGAGAGCTATGACGTGGTCCAGGTCCCACTTCTGCCCGCTCTGGATATCCTGCTCACAGAGATGGCAGCGGTGCTGCTCGCGCTCGAATATCCTGTCGCGAACCTTCTTGGGTGCGCGGTGGTTATCGTCGCGGCCGATCCACGGTTTGACGGAGCGGGGCATTACCCTTCCCCCTCGAAGAGATCGCCCGATGCCGGCGCTTCGATGAACAAAAGGCACTGCTCATTCGACAGTCTGTCGGGCGAGCGCGGGATCAGCATATGGAGGATGCTGTCGGCGTTGTTGCACTCCTGATAATTGTACATCAGGTGGGCGCCCCAGACGGGGCACGATTGATCCTTGTCGTGGATGCAGCGAGAACAGAAATCCTCGTAGTAGAGTTCGCCTTCGGAGCCGTTGGAGAAGTAGCCCATTTTAGCCCCCCAGCCGCTCTACTTCGGCCATCAACACAGGCTCTAGTGTCCTGCAGAGCTCTGCCGTAAGAGCGCTGTCCTTCGTCTCCTGGATGAGCTGGCGCTTCTTGATCTCTCGGAGCATGTCCCGATAGCCTGCGAGCTTCCTGCTCTGAGGCGGGAGGGCTTTCATCTTCTCAAGGATGAAATCGGGGGAGAGGGCGAGGACGCTCATGCTGCCCTCCGCAGTTCGTCCGGAATGGTCAGTTCGATCCCGCGCTCCGCGAAGTGCTTCTGAACCTCATCCAGATATCGGGTCTTCTGCTTTGTGGTCATGAGCCGCGTTATTGGCATGTCCAACGGCTCCATCATGATCGCGATCTTCTGCTCGTAGGGGAGAGGTTTCACCACGGCGTCATAGCGCTCGCGAAAGGCTTCGTTTTCCTCGCGAAGGATCGGGACGCCGATGGTCAGCTTGCAGTAACCGCGGATCTCCTCCGGGCGCGTGTCGCCAAGCTGCTCGGAGATCTCCTGCATCCATTTTCGCTGGAGTTTGTTCTGAGCGTAGGTCCGATGCTTGCCGGCGGTCAGCGTTACCGTGAAGGGCAGCTTCTGCCCCTCGATGAACCGGATCAGCATCTTCCGGTCGTATTCGCTTTCAACAATGCGGTCGGCCATCTCAATAATCCTAAAGAATCTTGCGGGCCCAATCAGGCACCCACCGCGGGCCGGTGGTGGCTTCCTCAACTGCCCTTTGGGTGCATCCCTCCACAGCCACGCCAGCGTTCTCCATGCACAAGAGGGTAGCCAAGGCTTCCGTGCGAAGAAGCTTCACTTCCACACGATCTGTGCCCTTCTTGATGGAGCTCCGCAGGCCACCCAGAATCATGCTGTAGGCGACATGAAGTTCGCGGCTCATCAGCGCCACTCCATGAGGAACGGGATCTCGTCGTCGAGCTCGACGCGCTGGCCTTCAGCCGCATATCCGCTCTGGCGCTCGCCATAGCCGGCGGCATCGCCTTCGCTGCGGGGTGCGTCGAGCATCTGCAGTTCGCCTCGGAACTTCTGGAGCACCACTTCCGTGATGTATCGGTCCTGGCCCTTCTGGTCCTTCCACTTGCGGGTTTGCAGCGAGCCCTCAACGAAGACCTTCATACCCTTCTTGAGGTACTGTTCGGCCACCTTCGCGATGTGCTCGTTGAAGATGACAACGTTGTGCCACTGGACACTTTCCTTGCGCTCGCCGGAGTTCTTGTCGCGCCAGGATTCCGATGTGGCGATGCGAAGGTTGACGACCGGCTCGCCACTGTTCAGGCGGCGGATTTCTGGGTCGGCGCCCAAGTTGCCGATAAGGATTACGCGGTTGACGGAACCGGCCAAGTTAGCCTCCTGAGAGAATGGTTTGATTGGGAGAGAAGCCGGCGGATTGAGCCTGCCCGTTTCGGGTGATTGCTACCGAGCGGGTGAGGGCTTCCTTGACCGGCACGCTTGCCAGTTCGGCGGCTTCCATCTCATTCAGGATGGCGTTGTGCCTGCCCTCGATGCGATCCCGTGCAGCTTCCTTGAAAGCCTTGTTCCAGCCGTCCTGCTTGGCCTTCTCGCGCCAGGCTTCCTTGAACTTCTCCAGCATCACGAGGGTCTTGCATTCATCGAGCTCGCGGTCGAACTCGGTCCATGCATCCTCACGCTTGAGCTGCGCCGATGACTTGGCCGGCCCTTCGGTGGGTTCGCGTCCCCAGATTTCATGGGGTGAAGACGATGGCTGATCTTGCGGCCGATGCTCTAGGGTTTCGGAGAACTCCTCCCGCATGGTGTTGACGTATTTGTTGTCGTCAAACAGCCCCATGTGGACATCAGCGCCGACGCCAATGAGCTTCAGAGCATTCGTAACGGCGTCGGTGAAGGCTTTTTTGAAGGCTTCATCATCGCTGCGCAGGCCACTGGAAAACTTGCTGACAACCTTGTCGCCGCCCACGCCGTAGATGGTCTTGGAGGTCTCGTCTCCTTGCCTGAACCAGACCGAAGCGGTACAGTAGACGAGGATTTCATCATTGGCAGGGACCACCTGAAATTGCGGCTCGCCCACGCCCCAGCCAATGCCGCAGGGACCGAATTCCTCGGTCATGCGCTTGTAGGACCATATCGGCTTGATGGCGGTTCCCTTGAAGCCGCCGCCGCGTGTGAAGGCCTTGGTGTGCGCCGGATCGGTGCGCCCAAGGATGTCCCAGATCTTCGAATTCTCGCTCACTGATGAGCCCTCCGGTACCAGTATTTGAATTCTCTCCAGTCGCGCCGGGCCTTGCGCATCCATTCATGGAATGAGCCTGGGTATCCCCAGCGGCGCATGACGTGGGCAAAGCGACGGGCTTCCCGGGCTGCTTCGAACTTGAAGCGCGCCATACCCGATGCGTGGCTGATCTCAGGACTGCGGGCTGGCATCTGAGCCTCCCGGCTGATAGGGTATGGTCGTGAACTGACCGCGCTCGTTTCGCGCCCGAACCACAGTGTTGCCCCGGCATTCGTGGCACAGGGTCGGCTCACCGCTGTAAGCGCAAAGCTCTAGTCCAGAGCCGCCGCAACTATCGCAGGGCATCATCGGGTTTCTGGCCTTGAGAGCGTCCATCACAGCGCCCCCAGATATGCAGAGGCGACAACCACAAAGATCGTGATGGCGCAGAGGCTGAGATAGTCTTGAATGTAACCAGACATCATGCGACCTCCTTCAGAATGCCAAGGCGCAATTGCTCGTATGCAAAAGCTGCGGAGAGCTGCCATTGAGCCAGTTCGATTTCGTTTGCATTGAGCAGAGCGAGAGCACAGCGCCGGCACTTCTCGGCTTCCTTGCGCAATTCGTAGTCGTTCAGGTGTTCCTGGATGGAGACGCGCATGTTAGCCTCCTGACTTGAGAGCGGAGCGGTAGGCCTGCCATTTCAGCAAGTGCCCCCTTACGTCGTAGCCCATGGACTCGTACATATCGGCTAGGTCGGGGTCCCAATGGATCACCGCGCGCACGCCATGATGAATGCCAAATTGCTTGCCGCAGTCTGGACACCCGATATGCTGCGCACTGCCAAAGGACTGGATGACATCAAGGCGCTTGTGCCACCCGATTAAGCAGCGAAACCGCTTCAGAAGCCTACGCATGGTCACTCTCCTGACTGGGTGAGAGCGGCGAGAGCGGCGCGAACTGCGGCTATGGGATGATTTGCGGGCAGAAGGTCATCGAAGCAGTCGTAACGGTGCCTGACTTTCTCCAGCGCCTCAACCGCATCCTGCACCAGATCGGCGCGGATGTACTCGGTTCCAAGCCTTATTCCCGTGAACCATTTATTATCGTAGCGCTCAAAGCGGTCGGCCCAAATCCGCTCCGGCATTGCGCTCTTCGTCTCACTCATGACCCTGCTCCTTGAGAGCGGAGCGGGGAGAGGCGTTTGCGAGCGGCAGATCGTCGAACGACGGCCCGGTATCCGTTCCAGTGAAGCAGTCCTCGCAGATGTAATCCTGCTCGATGTAGCCGCCGCCGTCATGGTACTGGCGAAGGCCCTCCGTCTGGTCGCAGTAGGCGCAGACTGGCGTGTCGCAATGGATCTCGCAGGAGCAGTGCGGGAACGTGCAGCGCTTGATGATCGACATCGCTCTATTCCTCTGCGGGAGTGGTGCGGGGAGAGGCTTTGGAGAGGGCGGCGCGGGCTTCGCGCTCGGCTTCCGCAGTCTCTGGATCGCTCCACTCAGGATCGTTGTGGTCTTCGTCAGCAATCGCAGGACACGCGAGCAGCTTCTTCAGCGCCTCGTACATGTCGGCTGCGCGCTTCTCCAGCGCCTCGTAATCGGCATATCGAACGAGCGAGCCGTTCTCATCGCAGTCCAGACGCATCATCGGAAAATTGACGGAGAAGCGCTGCGGCGTATGCGCTGTCTTACTCACGATTCTTCCCCTCGCATTGGCTGGGCGGTGGCGGAGTTCGCGTCCGCAGAAAGCGCAGCGTCAAACTCTGGCCCCTCGAAAATCAGGACTGTTGCGCCGCCGTGAGCGAATGCTCGGCTTGCTGCAATTGAGCGAATGTGTGGGAAGGCGGATGGGTTGAATTCAAACCAGCCTTCATCCGCCTTCAGGTCCAGAATGACCTGCATTTCCATGGCGCGAAGGATGATGTCGACCGGCGACGGGGATTTCTCATCGTCTTCATCGATGATGAAGCTCGGGAAGATGAAGCGATTTCCGGCCACGTCTCGGAACGCCTTGGTCTTCACTACCTTTCCGGTAAACGTTGCATTGCTCACGGTTCTTCCCCTCGCATTGGCTGGGCGGTGACGGGGCGATAAGCAATGACCGAATTCAGGTCTCGTCCGCTCCTGCGCCAGTTGCTGGGCTCTCCTGCCAAGCCAAGATTGCCCGCAGGCGTCGGTGGCATGTGGCTGTCGTCCGTTCCGTCCTGAAACCGCACATGCACGAGCTTTTCGGGATCGCCGTCCCAGTCTCCGCCATGCCAGGAAATCCAGCCGTCGTTGCTCATCACGCCGCTTCCCGAGCTTCATCTTCCAGAAGCTCATCGAAGATCGATTGATCATCCTCGGCCATCTCCTGGATGATCAGTGCCAGGCGCAGGAAGAAATCCGCGTGCTTCGGGTCCGGATGGCGATAGAGGTCCACGCCGTGAAGCGTCATGCCGGCGACGGTGAAGGTCTTGCCTGCAAGCGTGGGCACCAGGTGAACATCCAGCTCGATCTCAAGGTCGTAGAGCGGTTCGATCTGGTAGCAGCGGGTGAGCTTCATGGTCGGTCCCTCGGTCAGTTTCGGCGGATCGGGCTTGGCCTTCTTCGCGCCGTCTGGTTTCCATAATAGAAACAGATGCCGGGGTGCATGTCAACAGCCCAAACGCATTTTGTTGCATAAAATAGAAACCAACCTTGCCGGGCAGCGAATCGCAGGTTATAGATCATGGCAACTCAGCTCAGACTGAGAAGCGGCGACCCCGGTGCAATTCCGGGTGCTGGTCAAGCCGCAGGCGCGGGGTCGTAAGCCCGAAGGTGCTGCCAGAAACTATAGGGATGGGTCGGACCGAAAGGCGGCCCGCCAGCTCTACGCACCGGCTCTATTCGCAGTGCAGAGCGGCACAGACCTCCTGGCTTCATGGATTCATTCCATGGGGTTAGGGGGTCTATGCCAGATACCCCCGGATATTCGAGTGCAGGGGGGGTACAAAGGTGGCAAAGAAGAAATACAGCTTAGACACTAACTTATGGTCTAAGGAGTTTCGGACGCTTTCCGGTGGTATTGAAGCCTATATGGGCTGCGCCGGCTTTTCGGGAAGTCTACGGGGTGAAGACTGATCGCATGGCGCCCTTCCATGATCGCGCTCGTGACGCGCACCGGCAGATCGCCGAAATGTCACGGCAGCAGCGAAAGGAGCGACAGCAAAGCGCCCGTGCTTTCATCGCAGAGCATGGCCTCCGTGCGTTTTCAGAAGCAGCCACAATAAGCGCCAAAAGCATAGAAATGCCGACACCGGCAGGCAGCCCTAAGCCAGCGTCCAAGGCCGTAACACCAAAGCCAGGCTCAGACAAACACGCCAAAAACCCGACCCGCAACAAGTTCTATAAATCATGGGAATGGCGCACTCTCCGCATGGAGGTGCTAAAGAAGCACGGCCCCGTTTGCATGTGTTGTGGGGCTTCTAAGGGCGACGTATCGATGGCTGGCGAGCCAGTCAGGATCTGCGTTGACCACATCAAGCCGATCTCGTCGCACTGGCACCTTCGGCTCGAAGCCTCAAATCTCCAGATACTTTGCGACGAGTGCAATCAAGGGAAGGGCGGCTGGGATCAGACTGATTGGCGTGTCCAAGAGGCTATCGAGGCCCAACTGCGGTACACGACCTAGCCATCAGTACCAGTCTTGAGACTAGAAAGGTCGAGAAGGACCTTCATTGCTGTCTCTCTTGCCCTGGGGTCCATTTGGGCAAGAAGCTCGTCAGCTGTCGGGGCGGTAGGGGGGCGGAAGAGCTGGTCGACCTCGCAGTCGAGCGCAAAAGCGATCGCTTCGAGCCAGTCCTGATTATACCGCTGGCGTCCATTCATCAGCTTGGAAATGACACTCTTGCTCGTGTCGAGGCGGCCGGCCAGCTGCTCGGCTGTAAGTCCACGATAATCAAGCCATTCGCGCAGGAATAAGCGCGCCGGACGACGGTTCCGGTGGTGGATCTTCGTAGGCATGTTTCTATTATGCCTTACTGCAGCGCACAAGGCGTTCCACAAACCAGAAACTTTCTTTGATTTGCGTGTTGACGCGCCAATGTTTCTGTTATAGAAACTAAGGCATGAAGCAGCAGCAGATGCACGCCCTTACCAAGTTTCGCACGGATCGGGGTCTCACCCTCGAAGATTTCGGCAAGCTCGTGCCGGCGTCCAAAGCAGCTGTCTGCAAATGGGAGAATGGACACGCGGTCCCGCGCCCGGCGACGATCAAGAGGATCGCCAAGCTGACGAAGGGGTCTGTGTCCGTCGAAACCTGGTTCAAGGAGGCCGCGAAGTGACCTCAGTGCTGAACGTGCTTCTCCAGGCTGGCGACTTCCCCGGCAAGTTCCCACGCCAGGGCTTCTCTGGCGGTTTTGAGAACAGCAAGGGCCACAGAGTCCACGTGCATAATAATCCGTGCCACGACGATGCGCTCTTCTACTCCATCGGGGAACCGTTTCTGAGTGGTGTAAAATACAAAGCGGATGTTGCCGCCTCCCAGGCTCTCTATCTCCGCGAGTCCGGATACAAAAGTATCTGGCACGACGCTCAGATCTATGAGCGGTGCTTTGCTCAACATGATGTGCCTTCCCTCGTTCAAGGCTCTCCTCATCCCTTACTGGAAAGAGCACACCCCAATTGCCGTAGGAGTGCAAGCAAAAGTTACCTTGGGTTGCGTGCCGGGAACGCAAAAGTGATGGGCCAGGGAATGGGCGCGGAAGAGTGCTCAAATGATCAAACCGAGGCCCGCGCATCATGACCAAGATCAATGACGGTGGGCCTGTCCTTCTCGCGCTTCAGAATGGTGGACACGCAATAATCTCCGAGGTGGACTTCCCCGTTCTTAGTGCCTTCAAGTGGAGAAGGGGGGGCAACGGGTATGCGTACCGGTGCGGTGCCAACCTTCGCGGCGTCCAAACCCTCTTGCACAGGATTGTGCTCGACGCACCTCGCGGAAAAGAGGTTCATCACAGAAACGGTGACAAGCTCGACTGCCGCAGGGAAAACCTTGAGCTCACAACACCAAGTGGACATCAGGAATACCACAAGAGCCAGCTCATCGAGCGCAACTTGGCTTCGCGCAAATATCCACTGACTGGCGTCTGCAAGCATTGTGGAAATAGCTTCATTCGAGATCCCAATCACCGAGGCCGCCAAACCTGCTGCTCTAAAGACTGCGCCATACGAATTGCGATAACGGCTCGAAAGGAACGCGCCAATGCCGCGGCCTGAGAACCCTCCCGCATTTCCAACAGAACCAAACACGCAACCTGGGTTCTATGCCCACCATGGGATGTCCCTTCGCGACTGGCTCGCTACTCACGCTCTTACTGCCATCATCACTGCGGACGGCATCCAATACATCGAGAGGCTGCACTATCATGCACGCCTCGCCTATGAGCAGGCCGACGTCATGCTCGCCGAGCGATCCAAATCCCAGGACTCCGGCAAATGACTGAGACACGCTTCACTCCTGGCGAATGGAAGGCATGGTGCGCCCCTGACGGGACATGGTTGGTCCGCGCGCAATATTTCGATGCAGGTCTCAGGCACACCGCGTTCATCGCTACCGTCAAGTGCGGAGCGCAGAACGACGAAGCAAATGCATTGGTCATGGCATCTACTCCCGATCTCCATGCCGCCTGCCAGATGCTTGTAGACAGCTATTCGGAAGAGCAGGGGGCCTACGGCCTAGGAGCACTGTATCAGGCCAGACAGGCTGCATCTCGTGCCCTCGCAAAAGCTCGCGGGGAGAAATCCTCATGAGCGAGACAGCGAAATACACTTCGATCGCTGATGTTATCGCCGGGGAATACTCCTCCACTGGCGGTGCCGAATTCAATCGCCTCTCTGACGCCATAGCGATGGCTCTCCTCGCCGCCGAACAGGATGGCATCCGCGAAGGCATGAGAAGGGCGGCGGAGATCGCGCGCGAACACCTTTCCCACGTTCTCAATCATCACCCAGACATCGAGGGCGATGATCTTGTTGCTCACGGCTACGGCAATGCGGCCTTGAACATCCGGACTGAGATTCTCTCCGAAATGGGAGGCCAGTAGTCTCATGAGCACCATCCTCCTATTCCCTGCAGGGGATGCATCTGACCGCAGCCCGGCTGCCGAGCGCAAATGCTCGGACCTTCTATTCAACCCCGCTCCGCACTCCCCTGGGATCCCGGCGGCGATCCCTAGCCAAGAGAGGCAGCGAAAGCGCCAAAAGCAGTTTCAGCATGTCGAAGCTGTCGAGCGGGGCCGCGTCCGCGCGGGTTTCATCCTAACGTTTAATGCCTCTCAAGCCGCCACCAATTCAGATCGTCACGTCCTCCTTTCCGTGACGATGAAGCCGGGGGAGACTGGCTCCTCCCACAACTCCCTGTCTCCTCCGGCACCCCTTCACACACCCTGGACAATCACCCGCGAGAGGTGGTGGGCATGAAACGCATGGTCTTCGCGGTTGCAGCGACAATCGGAGCCTACCTCTGGGCGTCGTTCATGACATGGCAGTTTCCAGTTCGCTTCTGGGACTGGTCTATCAGTGATCGATTTGACTTTCTCGTAGCCCTCTTAGGCGCCCTCATCGTCACACAGTTCGTACTGTGGGTGCTGGAGGAAACGAAAGAATGACCTGGCGCGACACCTACGAAATCATCTGGCACGGCCCAACAACGGAAGACCTTGAGCGCGTGGTTCGCGACGAGATCGCCTCCGAGCTGAGCAAATACGCCGCGCCCTCCGATCTTGTTTTCTTGCCAATCTTCCTTGCCGAAGACGATGCTTATAGCGGCCCCTGCGTCATGATCTGGGGCGAGGAAGGTGATAGCCGCCTTCATGCTCAATACCATCCTGCCATGTCTCCAGTGACTCTGGATGAGGTGGTGTTCGAATGACCGCGCAGACCTCTCATTTGAACCTCAGATGGACAGTTCGTGACGTTGACACGGTGCTCTCCATGGCTCGTTCAGGTCGGTCTGCCCGTTCCATCGCCCTGTGGTTCACCAAGGCTCGTTTCCCTGCATCGAGCGCTGAGATTGAGCGCATCTGCCGGGATGCTGGCGTCCTCCTCAAGAAGAAGAGGAGCGCGTGATGGGCAAGCGTTCCTCCTTCACTCGCAGACCTATGGACGACTATCCGACGATAGATCCACGGGCCGTTGCCGCCCTGGTGCCGCACCTCGAAGGTGTTCGGACCTTTGCAGAACCCTGCTGCGGCGAGGGGCATCTCATTCGCCAGCTCGAATCTTTCGGCCTCAAGTGCGCATGGCATTCCGATATCAGCCTTG